TTCCCCATGCGGATGGACGGGTTCACACCAGCTTTCTTATTCACGGTACGAGAACCGGGCGCCTTGCCTCTAAGGAACCGAACCTACAAAACCTTCCTAAACAAGAGAAAGCCGTACGAAAAGCTTTCGTGGCAGATCACGGTCGTGTACTTGTAGCCGCTGACTATTCCAACCTGGAAGTTCGTGTTATTGCTCTTGAGACAGAGGATACCGACCTTTGGAGATATCTTGAAGGTGGGGGTAACATTCACGATCTCAACACCAAGCTGTTGTTCGGAATCGATGAAGAAGACGAAAGATGGAACATGTACCGCCGAGTGGCAAAGACATTCTTCTTTGGAAGGATAGCTTATGGAGGCAGCGAACATGAAATCTACTACAGGATTGTTACACAGTGTCCGAGAGCTGGTATTACAGCTCGAAAAGTTAAGGAACTCAGCGAGGAGTATTTCAGAACGCATCCCAAGTATACAGAGTGGTACTCAGCTATTCAGCGCGACGTATACAGAACTCGTCAGGCTGAAACGTTCTCTGGGCGCGTGCGCAGACTTCTTGGAGACCACCGAGATATCCTCAAGGAAGCTCTTAACACACCTATCCAAGGAGGCGCGGCTTCGATTATCAACCAAGCTATGATTCGTATCGAAGACCGCGACGACAGTCGGGGGAACATGCTCTTACAAGTACACGACGAACTTCTATTCGAGGTATTCGAACACGAACAAGATGCCTACATCAAAGAGGTTGTCCTTGCTGAGATGCAGAAACCCGTTGAATACAAGGGAAAGGAAGTTGTGTTTCCTGTTGACGTTGAGGTGGGACACAGTTGGGGAACCCTAAAGCCCTGGAAGGAGAAGAAGAAGTAATGAAAAAGCAAACACCCAAACCTTTCACAAAAGAGGAAGCAATCAAAGAGATCCGCGCGCTCGCTTCGACGGTGCCAAGGGACGTCTCACAACGGGACGTCCAGAGAGCCTTGCCTGCGTTAGCGTTGTTGGAAAGGTTTGTAGAAGGAGCAATCGATGAACTCAAAGCTAAAGCTGAAGCCATTCGAAGAGAATTCGATTCCCTCAGAGAAGAGGTTTTGGAAATCCGAAACATGGGACGAGAATCTCCCAAGTCCGGGGTTCCTGACGGATTACATCCTCTCGACGAGAGGGATCGAAACACCTACTAAGTTCTGTTTGTGGTCTGGTATATGGGCCGTGTCGAGTGTTCTTAAGAGGGATGCTTACTTCGAGCAGTTTCCGCGACCCCTGTATCCGAACTTCTACATCTTCTTGGTTGCGCCTCCTGCCCTGTGCAGGAAGTCAACAGCAGGGGCATTCTGCGCGGATCTCCTTGACACGTACCACTACCATATAGAAGATCCAGAACTAAGCGCGGTTAAGCGGGTTCGGCTGTATCGAGGAAAGTCGACCCCTGAGAAGTTCATCGACTCGTTGAAGGCCACGATTGAAGCGGTAGACCTTGGGGCATCGATTAAAGAGATCGATCGGGGTTCCCAGGCTTCGCTGTTCACCTCGGAATTAGCAGTGTTCCTAAACAAGAGGAAGTACAACGAAACCTTGGTTGACGTTCTCGGGGATTTATATGATTGCTTAGATAGAGATTCCGTGGATACCATCGGCAGAGGAACCGTGCCTCTCCGTAACATCTACGTTACGTGGTTGGGAGCGGCAACACCTGAGCACTTGGAGAATTCTATTCCAGTTGAAGCGTTTGGAGGGGGATTCGCATCGAGGCTCATCGTTGCCTATGAGATTACATCCCCGAGGATGTTCCCGACTCCTTTAGAAGTGCTGGGTGGTCCAACGAAACAAGATCTACAAGAGAGGTTAGCTTGGATCGCCACGAAGAAGAACGGTGTGTATAGGTTTAACCCGCAGGTTGAGGAGTATTACAACAAGAAGTGGTATCCGGGGTTTAGGCAAGGACTATGCGACGAGTCTAATGACGCCAAGCGGAACCTCTTGCACAGGTATGACATTCATTTAAAGAAGTTGTCGATAATCATCCGCGCGCAGCGTTACGAAGAAGGAACAACGATCACAATTCGGGACTTCTTAGAAGCTGATCGGATCCTCCGAGCTACGTTTGCTGTGAGCTACGATGCTATCAAGAACATAGGAGCAAGCTATGATCGCAAGTGGATGAACAGGGTCATGGCTATCCTCCGTAAAGAGAAGAGCAGGACAAGGAGGCAGCTACAACAAGCCATGTCTCCGTATTCCTGCAACGCCGATCATCTACAAGTGATCCTGAAGACCTTGCACGGACAGGGTTCTATATCGGTTCGCTTAGATGGTCAAGATAGAGAGGCTCCTAGCCGGAAGGGCAACGAAAAATACTTCTGGAATGGAGAAGAAAACTTTGAGAGCAAGGATAAGAATTAGGAACGGGTGTTGTTCCTAAGCTTTGCGTTGCAAAGAAAACAATCCGAAAGAAAACATGGAGGCATGTAGATGCAGATTGAACGAAATCTCCCCAAGGACATACTTATCAAGCGTGTCTATGAAGCAGGTGACGATCTTCAACGGCAGTTGAAATCGAGGTTGCACACCACAGATCCTGTATTGCAGCGGTTGATCGATTACCTCGTGACAGACGCGGTGTTCGATCTTGAGAACGCTATCGACATGGAGGCAGAGAATGTGCTCTCTTATAGGCGAGACAAGCGAGACCGCGCTACTGCGAAAAAAGAATCTTAACTACCACCACCTTGGGTTGATGTACGAGGAACTCGGCACACTCAAGGCCATAGCTGAGAGGACAGGAATCTGCACGAAGACCCTAAAGAAGTATTTAGGTGATGCGGGGATCACGGTTCGCCGTGGTCTCCCGCGCGGTACGCGTGTGTCCCCCAAGCACCGGTCTTGCCTTGCCAACTGGTTACGGGAACATCCTGGAGTGCCCCTACCAAGGAAGGTGCAGGAGATAGTGGAGATGACCGGATGTTCGGCGAATGCGATCAAAACCTACCTCTACAGGAGGAGGAAGGAGATTCGGGATTACGTTAAGTCGGTTGACTTCAAGCAGATCAAGGCGGTTTTGCATTCGATACAGGGGGATCCTTTTCCCACGAGGAGTATCGAATATTTTGAAACAAAGGTTGACCCTTATTCGTTTCATGTGTATCTTGATGTTAGAACATATGCAGGCACACAGCATCGAGTAGAGCTATCCTTAGATGAGGTCAAACGTATATGGGAGTCGAGGTCGAACGGATGATCGGTATTGTAGTCGTTGCAAAAGCTAGAGCTTACGACGAATGCATCAAGGCAGTTAAAGCCGCCTCTTCTATCGGAGAGGCGGTATGTAAGCTTCAGGTCTTACAAAGGGAGCTGTTGGAAAAAACCAAGAAGACCCGGCGATCTGAGTTTGGACGTTCATGTTCCGAGGAGCAGAACTGAGGTCCAGGAATGCAGCCCACGAATCTCCCTTGTTGAAGTTCTGAATCGCTGAACCAAAACTCTTAGCGTAGAAGCTAAAGGGAACCAGCCACAGTGCAAGCTGTGACTTGAGTAGATCGAGATGATAACCATCTTGTGTCTTCCGCAAGCCAAGGAGTTCCGCTCTCGCCTGTCTTCCCCGGTAATTCGGGGCCATCAACTGGGTCATCTGGTAGCCCATGTGAAACCAAGGACCACCTGCGAATGTAGCAGGTCTCCAGAAGATAAACGAAGAGGGGTTGATTCCCACCTGTCTGAACGTCTCTGCGATGAAGGTCATGTTGCCGATCCACGTGGTAGCAAATGCTATCTTCTGTCCGGTTGACGCATGCTTCAGCGTGCGTTTGATGTTCTCCAAGTAGTGAACGGGATAAGTGCCAAACTGCCCGAACAGGTTTCCGACAACTCCTCGGAACGCAGTGGGTGACATTCCCGCTCTATAGGGGAACATGGTTTGGTTGACTATTTCGGTTGCGTACATGTTCCCTGCCACGGACCACTCGTTGTTGGTCATGTAGGAGAGAGCGCGGTTCTTCATGTCAGTTGGCAGGTTCCAGAGTCCTGCCATGTCGAAGAGTTCATCCCTGGTTTTGAGGATTCCTTTCCTGTAGCGGTCAACGGCGTCCGTGTAGCGGAGCATCGTGGCGCGGTAGGCTACAGCTCTTGTGAACTCGTCCGAGTTTTTGTACCATTTCATGGCTTTTGTTGCGAGTCGAGAAACTGGACCTATTGGATCGAGTGCCTCGGCTCCGAATACGGGTAATTGCCTGGTTATGATTCCTTGAGCGCGGAGTCCATCGAAGATAGCCCCCGAGGAATCGTTAACGATGTCATTCAAGGCTTGGACAACCCATCTGTTTCCTACCTTGGGTGCCAGGGTAGTGAAGATTTGAAAGCTGTTTCTGAACCACATGTAAGGACGAATACCAAGCGCCGACATGTAGCCAACGGAGGTTAAAGCTTTGGTTAAGTCTTTGATCCGAACCGCTCCTTTCATTCCCATCCTCTCTAGCATGGTTCCTGTTATTTTCCGCGCGAGCTCTTCGGTCCATGTCTGTGGTAAGCCCATAACCTGGTTACGGTAGATGTTGAACCTATCCTTGGCGATGTCATCGGGGAGGCTATCTAACCACTTATCGATGCGCTTCCATACAGGTCCAAGGAATCGCTGGCGGTGTCCAACGAAGTTGTACTTCTGTGCAAGGACAAAGGGGTTCTTCTCGAAGGCCATGTCCATCACGTCCGAGACGCGCATTTTCCGGAACCAAGCATCGAGTTCCTTGGGAGGGTGCGGACCCCAAATAGCTCTAAAAAATCCTTTTAGGTTAGAATCTGCAAATTGTTGGTTTGGGTGATCGAGTGCCCACTTCTTGATATGAGGGAGGTAGTTTTCGACGAACATATCGGGATCGATGTCGAATGCAAAGAACAAGCCTTGTTCATCTGTTTTCCCGAACAGGTCGCGGAGCTCGTCCGCCGCACGAATTTCGTCGTCGGTTAAGTTGAGCAGCGTGCGAGTTGCTGGTTTGTTCTTAGATTGCATGTATTCGCCGATCTTCTCTGCGCTCTCGCGTGAGAAGTACTTCCCTGTTCGTCCGCGCTTAGCTATCGTGTTGATGATCCTTGAAACTTCGTTTTCCATAGCTCTTACAGCTTGGAGGGTGTCCTCAATTTCGCGGAAGTGCTTGAGGTAACCGGGATCTGCGCCTTGCTCAATAGCCTTGATGAACCATGCGTCTGGTGGTCGCCAGCTGTGAGAGAGCATGGTCAGGATTGAATAGCCTTTCTCGGGGTTGGGCATCTTGTATTCGAAAGGGATGCCAAAGTCCGGAGGAGGGGGTTGAGCCATAGCTAAGATGTCATCCGAAACACCTGAGAGTTCGGGTAGCCATTCTGGTTTGGGTACGTCTTGTAGGGCGTTCAGCAAGCCATCCTTGGTTTTGAAGGTTCGAGACATTCCCGCAGCATCGTGGACGATGTATTCACCGTTGAGTGTGTCGAGTCGTAAGCCCTTCTCGGCGGCAGCTCTCTTCAAGGTGATGTAGTTATCCCAGCCGCCATCGAGGAATTGCTTCGCCTCGTTGATCGAGGTGAACTTCTGCCTCCAAGAGATACGAGGGATCTCCACCTCAACCCACTTTCTCATCTGTCCGTGGGAGAGGTTGCCCTTTCGACCTCTAACCAAACTGAGTTTCTTCTTGGAGTTGTACGACGCAAACTTATCAAGGTGTCGAAGGAGGTGTTGATGCTTGCCAACGGCTATCGACTTTACGTATTCGATTCGCAAACGGTTGTTGTCTAACAAGGTGAGTTCTGGTCCAAGGTAGGAAGGAATCTTCACATCGAGGTCCGGGTGCTTGAGGAGATCCTCAAAGCTTCCCTGCCAGAATCGCTGCTTTCCCTTTATTATCGTGTACAAGCCTGTTTTCCGGTTGCGTTGAACCTTGATCCCCGATCTCCGCTGAAGCTGGGAGACAACATCAGCTTCGTCCAAGGAGTTGAGCATCACAAACCTCCCAAGGTCTTGTGGATCGCTGAAGGAATGTACAACACCATCAGGCATAACAACATCGGTTTGAAATTGGTTAACCTTCCGAAGGGTTGCGTCCATCTTGTTGGTCACAGCCCATTCTGCCCAAGCAGGGGTGTAGATTTCCTGCTTCGCTAAGCTTTCGATGTACCCCTCTTGAAGTTCTCGGGAAACCTTCCCTTCGGTTACAGCAGAGACACGGTTGGTGATCTTCTTCAGGGTGGCGGCCTCGATCCTTGAGGTAACTGCTCCCTTGGGGATCTCAAGGTCATCACTAAAGCCAGGGATTCTAAGCTTAAACTTATCAGCTTCCTCTAGGACACGAACACCGCGCAGGACACCAGCTTCTGCTCCTTCTGCTTTTAGCAAGGTTCGAACGAAAGCGTTGAGATCTGCTTTTGTGTAGATTCCAGCTTTTGGTGAGGCGAGGTTTGTCAGAACATCGATGTTCTTCTCGGAGGATTCCTTTAAGGTACCCCGTAGGATAGTCCGGACCGAAGTACGACCTTTCATAGCGGACTGTACACTAGCTTCAACATCGGAGATTTCCAAGAACTTCAGCTTGCCCTGTTGGTTCTTTAGCCACTGCGTAGCTTCTTTGTAGGTGTTTTTGGTGATCCTACCCTTCTCGCCGATCCTTCCAAGCTTGTAGATGTCGCCTTCCTTTAGGGCAACGAATCCATGAGATTGAGCCAGAGCGGACAATACGTTATCATCCGTCCAAGGGATGACGTTCTTGTTCAAAGCCGCGTAGATCTGCATCTGCTTGAGGATATCCTGAACCTCTTCGGGCATTCTTCTCATTAGTTGCGGGTCTAAGATCCTTCCGGTGACCGCTGCGTACTGAACTTCCTTGAGGTCAGCTCCGGAGATTCCCTTGAAAAACTCTTGATGTTGCCCCCAACCTTTGAGGTTTCCTTTCATTACCTTGAGCATGGGCAATCCCACACCGTAGAAGAGGTTAACAGCGGCATCCCAAAAGAAGTATTGAAAGAAAATATCCTTGTTGTTGAGCATTACCTCGGCGCCGTGCGGGTCGAGCTGCATTCTGTTCAAGGTTGCAAGGGTGTTCTCCCGCGCCACACCGATTGCTCCGGTGATCGCAGCATGCGACAAGCTCTTGGTTAAATCCAGCGCTCTCAACCCGATAAACTTGGTAGAGCGGGCAGCAATCTTGTCGATGGTTTTGAACACACCCTTAGCTATGAGCTTGGGGGCTGTTATAGTCCCCGCGAGGATAGCTTCCGTTGCTATGATGTCAACAAGAGCACCGGCGGTCTGCGAAACAGAGGTCCAGAACTGGGCGCTTTTCGCCCATCTCTTATCCCTGTTGGTTAGATAGCTAAGGTATTGCGCTGCTTTCTCGGTGTCGGGATCGAACTTGGACAAGAGTTGCAACTGTTCGAGTTGTCGCTCCTTGCTTTCCTTTTCCATGAAGCGAACATCAGCGAATCCAGCTTCGACGATTGCCTTCTTTACGGGGGCGACGAATGCATCATCCAGGACACGATACATCAAGGTTGATCTCTTAAAAGCGCGGTGGGTTAGAGCATCCATTACCAGGTTACGGGCGTTTCTATCTCCTGCAACTGCCACGTTTCCAAGATTCGTCACGTGAGCTTGGAGTTGTTTGTCCTGTAAGGCAGGGGGGCGGTAGGCAACGCTGTCGATCACCGCGCGCTTGGCTACCTGGGGTAATGTGTTGAAGTCCGGGTCGTTTTGCAGGTGCTTCAAGGCAGCGTCCATCCGCACGTGTACCTGATGTGTGTAGTTGAGGGTTTGAAAATCCGGATCTCGTTCGAGATCCAAGAGGAAATCCATGTTTGCTTCCTTATTGCATGTTTGCTATCGCGGTTCCGTACTTCGCCCGCTGCGCGGGGGTGAGGTTCTGTAAGGTTTGCTCGATAGCTTGGGCTCTCTGTTCGGGGGTTACCTCACTAATCTCGGGAACCATTAATTTTTCGTGGTAGCGCCCACCGAAGATTCCACCACCAAACCATGTCAACCTCGAAGTTCGGAACTTCTTTTCGACCATCTTGTAATCGATTCCCATTTGTCCAAGGGTTCGAGCGTAGGCTTCTGAAGCTGCAACCAAGGTCATGCGCACGATTGGGTCCGCGAGCATGTCACCCATAGCGTAAGGTCCAGAGCCAACCTGTTTCATCTTGGCGATTACGTAATCCATGGTTGGGCCTTGTCCACCCCTTCCAGTGAAGGCAGCGTTGGCTTGCGCATAAGCAAGGTCGGTCTGAGCTTTGATCAGTAGTTCTTGAGCCTCGCGGATTCCTTCTTGATCCAACCACTTCTGTTGATCAAGCTGAAACTCTCTATCTTGGAGGGTAACCTGTGCGAGGAGCTTGACCATCTCAAGCTCCAAGGGAGAAGCCGTTCGCCGAAGGACTTCTGATCCACCCATCCGGTTGACAACGCCGTTTGCCCATCGCATCCAGCGCATAGGTCCAAGGTCTCGCATCTTCTTTGCATGCCGCCCGAGATAACCCGACGCTTCGATCATTCGCTTTTCGAAACCTTTAGGGTTGTCTTCATCGAAAGCTTTTTCAACAGTTTCGAGGTACTTGCCGTAGAAGTCATCAACCTCTCGTCCAAGGAACTTGTCGTTGGCGTTGGCAATTTCTTGTTCGTTCTCGTAATCCTCGGGGATTAGCGGCATCTGCAACCCATCATCCTTGGCGATCTTCGAGAGGTTCTTCTTTAGAAAGTCATCTGCTCCGTCGTACTTGCCGGGGTATTTCGGAAGGTAGGATTCGTAGAGTTCTGCTTTGAATGTGTTAAGATCACCGGGATATCCAGATCCTGATCTAAGAGATTCAAGAATCTTATCCATGTCGATCCCGCGAACAACTTCCTTCTCGTCAAGCTTCCACTTTCCATCCTCGACCTTTCCTATGGGTTTGTCGACCCTGTTGGTAACGGTTACATCCTTGAAAACCCTACGGCTAATAGGGGTTTCTGTTTTGAGTCCATGATATTCGTAAGTGTAAATTCCTTTGTCTTCAGTAACCTTACCTTGCGGATAGTTCGCAGCGAACTCTCTCCACTGCTGCTCTCGCTCTTCGAGAGGTAAATCCCGCATGTAGCGTTGTGCATCACCTTTCATGAGGTTCATCAAGCGGTTTATGTCCGGTGTTCCTTCGGCTTCTTTTCTGCCAAAGAGAATCTCCATATTGGAATAGATCTCATCTGGTGAAACCTCCCCGGTTAGCGCGTCTTTGAAGAACTTCCAGAACACGTTAGTAGTAGAGATATCCCGTTCACCTTTGCGAACACCCGCTGGAACACGGAACTCTTTCTTGAATGTTTCAGTTTCCAGTGTCTCGACCATGGGTGTAAAATCCTCTGGAACACCTTCTTTCGGTTCGGTTTCCTGTTCGGTTGGTATCTCGAACTTATCCGTCCCGCCAACCGCGTAGTAGAGAGAAGCCATTTCCTTCATCATGGATTGCGGGTCGATCATAGAATCCATGATCTGTTGCATGGCTTGACCATGTTGTTGTTGGGTCATCGTTGGATTGATCGTTGACAGCAATCCAGAGAGAAACGCAGGGTTGTCCTTGACAAAACCTAAAGCGCCAGCGGGGGAGTTTTTCGCGAACTCCTTTAAAAGGTTGAGATTGGATTTTCCAACCTCTCGCAGATGGAGTTGATCAGCTTGACGGGCCATCTCGTTCAGCTCGCGCTGCCTCTGCATCATGTTCATGGCAGCGTTTACGGTGTTGCCTGCTTGTCGAAAGCCTTGTTGAAAGGCATCTGCTGCGCCACCCATTCTTGTTGGTGCGTTAGCCATTTAGAACCCCCTCATCGGATTGTATCCCGGCGTGTACAGCGGGGGGGTCATTCCAAATCCACCAAATCCCCCTGCGAATCCCCCCAGCGGTGGGGTGTATATAGGTGGTGGAGTATATCCGATATTTCCACCGATCATGGCCCCACTGGTTGGAGCCATTCCCATAGCCCCCGCTTGAATTCCGGTTGCAGGTGGCTGTGCTCCCGCGCCGGTTATCGCTTCTGCGAGTGCGGCTCCAAGGCCACCACCTATGCCTTTGGTGGCTCCTCCGACGATTCCCCCAGCAGCAGTTCCGAATATCGTGTCCAAAATTCCAGGTTTCTCGTACATAACCTGTTGGTTCCACACAGGCGCGCCTAAAGCGCCAAGCGCTCCGGTTGTGCCGAGGTAACCGCGCATAGCTGTCGAAAGCGCTTGTTGTTGCTGTTGCAGTCCTGTGCCGATTAAGCCCATTCCTGCTTGACCAAGCCCTGCGCGTTGTGCACCAAGCTGTCCGGAAACCTGTGCTCCTGCCTGTAGGAATGGAAGCATCGCAGCTTTTTGGATTTCTCCAGCGGCTGCTCCTGTGTATAGCCCGCGCCCTGCGTATAGGCCTCGGGTTGCTTGTGCTCCTCTTCCAGAGGCGAGGTCAGCCCATGCTCCCCACTCGTCTCTCGCGGGGTCGATCATCCTACTGACATATCCTTCCACCGTGGGAGAGACCTGGTTCATGAATTCGTTAAAGTAAGCTCCCGGTGTTCCCCCTTGCGACAGCATAGACCCAAGACCTTGCTGAAGCATGTTGTACATGCCGGTTTGTTGTCCTGCGAACAGGTTGTATGTTGGTTGGAACATCGGGTTTTCTTGGCGCATTTCCAAGAACTCTTTTTCCATCTTGGTGTCACCCATCTAAAACCTCCCCTCGTAAAAGCGAATAGACAAACATATCTATAAACTCTTCATCGTGTTTCGTGTATCTACGAAGTCGTCCTTCGTAGGAAAACCCTAAGCGCTTTTCGATGAAGCGCATCAGGGATCGTGCGTATTCTGCAACGTAGACCTCGATCCTTTCGAGGTCGAAGGTCAAGAAGCCCCATATCAGGCAGTTTTTGATAAGCTCTACCTTGTCATGGAGTTTCTTGTCCCATACCATCAAGTGCGCTCGACCGGATAAACCCTCTTCAACACCGGTTAGCCAAACCATTCCACCCTCGAACTCAAGCATGTGTGTGTGCTTGGAGACCATCACCTTTGTGAAGTAGAGCGGGTCTCGCGTTCGGCTATCTGCGAAGTAACCATCACAAACTTGGATCTTCTCCCAAAGTTGGTTGATCTTGTCCAAGTCGAAGACGGCGTATTTTGCGCCTTGTGGTATTTCTATCTCGGTCATCTTAAATATTCCTTGCCCCTACCATAGAACCGGAACGTAAGCTCAGTGATCACGTACTCGGCAACGGAGGTTGATCCTGTGATCTTAAACCTCGGAGCGGAGCCTGTGGTTCTGAAGGTCCAAAAGCCTTCGAGCTTCCCGGCGGTGATTGAGAGCTTCTGGTTGGCATTTGTTAGCTGTTTGTAGGTCGTCCCTCCATCATGGGATACAGAGACATCGAAGTTTAGATCCGAGGCAACCGTATCTTTGAGCTTTACGGAAACCCTGGTTACGGTTTTGTTCATGTCGGGTAAACCAAAATCCAAATCTCCGGTTTCTATTGTCACGTCCAAGGTTGAACCCTCGTAATCTTGGGTGAAGTTCTCATACCTGTGGAGGTTAGTGTTGTCACCCACGAAGGCATGGATCTTGGATTCAACCGCTGAAGTTAAGCCGAACGAATCCCAGGAAGCAGAGGTGTCGTCCCACGTTGCCGATTGTGAATCCCACGTCTCGCCGCTTACCTTGTAAGGAATAGATTTGAAGGCTTCCACGGTAAGCTCATCATAGCTCCAAGCTCTAGACTTGTAGTTGTACCCCCACAGCTTAACCATGCTGGTTCCCGTCTCCGGAAACCCAAAGACAATCCGATCATGCTCTGTATCTACTCCTGCGTAGATTCTCCAGATGTTCGTACATGCGCGGATCGTGTCCTGAACAACAGGAGTTCCGATCTCATGCACTCCTCTGTTGTCAAGGATGTAGATGTTATCCTGCCCGACGAAGAAGTGCGAAGAGTGGAAATTAGCAACAGCTTTCAGTCCTACTAGTCCGATCCCTCCTGTGTCCAGCTTTCGGAAGACAAGAGGCAAGTCGGAGCGGTTTGTTGGGGTTCCGATGTAAATCGCATCGGTTGCGTATACAACCAGCCATTCTGACAGCGGCAGAATCTTCTCGATAACTCCTGTGGAATACGGCAGATCGTAGTAGGAAGCTGAATCCCATGTGGTGTACGCTCCTGCATCCGACCACCGAACCCTTTGAACCTCCCAATTCCCGGAATCCGACATGTTCGCAACGAACAAGCGGTCGTTCCAAAACGTTACCGTTCGTGGAGCATAGGCAACCGCTGAGGCTTGGTCACCGAAGGTTGATCCATCGTAGTTGTAAAGCCAGCGGACTCCATCCGCGAAGACGATCCTATTAAGGAAAGAAACAGAATCGACCAGATAAGGATCAATAGCACCAAAAGCTCTTCGTATTTCATAATCTTGCCCTGGATCAGAGAAATCTTCGGTCCAATCGCTTTCGACTTCGAGTTCGGTATCGGAGTTGATAGCAGTGATGACCTTCTCCTCGGGTCCGTCACCTGAACCCTCCGGGTCGAAGACGAAGACATCGCCAACTCGAATCTCGTTGGCAGCGGTGTCCCATGCGGTTCCCGAACCCGTTACCGTGGTCCCTGCCTCGGAGGCGTCTCCATCTGTGTATGTCCAGTACTTCCCTGTGAAGGTTCCGCTGGTTAGCTCGTAGAGGAACTTCTGATCTACACCCACCAGAATAGAAGATTCATCGGTTTTCCTGAACACCTGTATCTCTTGAGCGGGTGGGTAATCAAGGGTTCCGGTGAAGTAGTTTCGCAAAGCAGGGCGAAGACGTAAGCCTTCCGGTCCTGCGATGAGGTTACGTACAGTGTAGAAGCCACCCGCTGGAATTAGTTGCCCCGGTACATGCCTATGCATTCCTTTATCCAAAGGACGCACATGTGCAGTTTGTGGATCGCGGGGGATGAAAACATCGAACCTGTTAGTTGAGCGGTCGGCCATTATTTCTTCTTCTTCTTCTCTTCCTGAACCTGTCGAACTGTCTTCCCTGGGGTTATGATTCCTTGGACTATATTCGCCATGCCTTCCCACAGGTTGAAGGCGCCTTTCTTCAGGCGTTCCGCTTCGAAGCCAACCGAGGGCATCCCAGAGATTCCATATGCGGGAACCTCGTAATCCTTCAACCTTGGTTGTTTGCGTTTTTTCGTTTCCTTTTGTCCAGCCATGCCTTCCTCCTTAGAAGTGCATATTTCGTATGAAGGGACTCAATACGTCCCATGCTTGTTGTAAAATCTTCACGTCCTGAATGCAGTGCGCAGTAACGTAATCCATCGCCTCCTTGTCCAGTTCGTAGGCAGAGCGCCAGATCTCTGGATCGAGAATGGTTTTCTGTTCCTCGAAGCGAAAGCTCTTGGCAACAGAGTCGAGGCGAGAGCTGTGCAATGCAAGGTTAGGCTTCCGCGCGTAGTATATAAGGTCAACATGCATTCGTTTGTTGACTGGTCTCTTTTTTTGCAGAACCAACCTTGTGTTAAGGAACGGTACATCAAACTGCTTGGAATACCATCCTACCCATGCAAAGCTCTCTTCCATGTAATCCCTGATTGCCTCGACCATCTTTGAATCGTCATGGAGTTTTTTCTTTGGTTTGTATTTTCTATCATCGAGCCGGAACACTACAACATCCTTGCCATGCAGCGGGAGGAAGCACCCTACCAAGACATGTCCAAACGTTCCTTTGAGATCGGTTGTTTCTAAGTCAAAGCAATCAATTCTGTTCAACGCAAACCTCCCTTGTTGTTCTTCCAGTTGTTGGTTCCATCCTGAACCGCTCTCTTTCCGATGTAGCCAAGCGTGATCGTTCCTGCAAAGGTGACCATGTTGCCGAGCCATGGAGCAGCGGGGAATAGAATGATAGCTGCTAAGAGCCCGACGTTCCACACGATTGCAAAGAGGAACGTGCGGCTTTTCCATTTGCTGTAGGATTTGTTTTGATTGTTTTGATTCATCGATATCTCCTATCCCGACAAGAAAAGTTTCGCGTGTATACGATAGATTCGTATATCCTTTGCTTTAGCCCCGTCCAATCGATTTCGTTCTTGACGTAATACCTGGGGCAGAGCTTCCCCGTCATGTCGTAATGCCGCCACACGTTGTGTAGAGGCGACAGGTCATGGCGTATGCAAATATCCTTAACAAGGTCGACTGTAAAGCTGATCGTGCTGCCCTCCGGTTTTCCGTCCCTCCGGTCGAAGCACATTTCTATGCCTATGGCGTAGTTCCAGGGCGGGATACCGACTTTCTCGGCATCGTCTTTGTAGGAGGTGGAACCGCTGTGATAAGCAATCTCATCTTCGGGTACACACAGAACCGGACCTTCAGCGTCTACACAATAGTGCGCTGATGCATAATCTTCGTGGAGTTTAATCCCAGGTTTCTGCGTCTTCAGAGATTCAAAATAATTCCGAGCTTGAATTGCTGATTGGGTTCTCATACCAGTCCAGTGCAGGATCACCGCTTTGTGTTCGAGTATCTTCGATCCGGGTCGGCTGTACGGGTTCGGTGTGAGCAGCATTTCTCTCATAAAGGTTCAATCCTCCTAAGAATAGTATACCAATAAGGTTGGCGATAATCAATAGTGTGCGAATGTCAAATTGCTTCCTTTTCTCCAATCTCTCTTGTCCCTCACGCACCGCTGCGCAGGTAGCCTTTGTGACCATGTTGTTGCGGATGAAAGTAATATCATCTCGCATTCCGTTGATTAGTTTCGAAAGCCATTCTTGTTCTTTTTGCGTCATTTATAGGTCATAACCTCCAAAGCCGCAATCTTCTCCAATTCATCTAATCTTGCTTTTAGTATCTCTATCTCCTCTTCGGGAGTTTTTCTATCTTTAGCTGCTTGCTCTTTGGCTGTCAACTCGCTTGGCGCTTTGATAGCCTTATGATTCACTACCTCATAAAGCAATCGTCCGTCTTCGTCGGATAGTACGTTGGGATTGGGGATATCTAAGTCTTCGATTATCCAGCCAGAGTAATCCTCGCGGAATTCTCTTGTACTTGAAGTTCTATCAAGACAGCATTTACCGCGAACATAGATTTTACCATCCCTGTCTTCACAGATAAATTTCATAGATAATATCCCCACACTTGAAAGTGGCATAATACCACTTCGGTATCAGCACTCTCTTCTTTTACATCGAAAATACCATCTGTGGCTTTAATTGTAATACCTCCCAATCCAAGAGTATGACCTGTACCGCCACCGTTCATTATTGTTCGTGTTCTTTCATTATCGCTTTCTGTTGAGACACCATCTCGGAATTGCAGCATCGCATTCACATCTGTATTACTTATACGTAGATAACCCATTAAAGCCTTAGTCCCCTTGGGCACCCGTGCGCTTAAATCATATTCTACCCATGATGTTGTAGGATTTACATTTACATCCCAATCGGTATTCCTATCACTCTCATCCAGCAGATGCAAATAATCGGGTGTCAGCTTAACCCAATCAGTTCCGTCATCGTAGAACTCAACAAAATCTCCCTGCATCCAAAGTTCGAAGGTAAGAGTTGTTCCACCTCCGATAAGTCGGAAAAGCTCTGCTCCTTCGGCATCGTTGATAACATGCCCCGCCCCGGAGTCGGCCTTGCGAACAGCAATCCTTCGACCTATGTTATCAGCGATGGTGGGCCAAGTAATCGTTCTATCCGAAGCGCCGGTTGTTACATCGATAAGAGTATACCCATCATTATCAGTAATGGTAAGGTCGGCAGATGTGAGCACTTTCGTCAACCCGTTCGCGTGGAAGGTCCACGGTGGGGCAAGGCGGAGTAGAGGTTCGCTGTCGCTTTGCGGATCTCCGAACTCAAACGCTTCCGTTGGGAAGGTGTTCGGATCGAGGGATTCCTCCATGACGGACTGCATCGCTGAGTCTATGCGCTTTACATCGCGTTGGGATTCTTCTTCGTCGCTGATTCCGTAGGGCATTAAAATAGGTTCCTTGTTCTTGGGCGAAATTCGTAAGCTAAAGTCGAACTCTTCACAAAGGTTAAAATCTGTGAAACGTCTTTAATCTCAACAACTCGTTTGTCGGCGTTTAAAACATAGGTCGCATCGGTTCGCCGAACTGTTACGGAATAATCTGCGTTTAGCTCTAAGAATCGTGCACCATCGTAAGTCATTTGAATAGCTTGAATTGGATCGGAAGTCTTTGTATTGATGTAGAGCCGTCCTGAAGCGGGCATGGTCCAAGAGTTCGCCCCTGATCCGGGCGGATAAAGAACATCTGTTTGTCTCATCGTATATCCTCCACCTCCGGAATAGAAGGCACTGGAGGAACCACCGATTATGGTTGCCCAAGATCCAGTGTACTCGTCCCAGTAGTGCAGGCTATCGGAACTGTTTTTGTAGCTTAAATGTTCTGTTCCATCCGATTCAACCCCAAATCCATAGATCGTCAAGACGTTTGCTCGTGTGGTTAACTGTGATCCAGATGCTCCGGAAATATCCCATTCTCTTATATACGCTGTTTCGTTGTCAAGGTAAAGCCAAGTAACTTTTGTGTCATCTTCGTTCATCGTGATGAACTGACCTGTAGGATCAGTTCCTCCGGAAACTGTCTCTAATATCGAAACACTCTCATCTGTAACATCAAACTCTTTTAAATGAATAGAGGTTCCGTCATCATCAACGAAGTAGATTTTTTCTCCTGCATAGGAATTGACCAGCTTCAAGTAATAGACATCTGCCACTGCACTAACGATCTCGTTTTCATATAGATCAACAACACCATCGACACCATAGGAATAGAGATGTCCCCTATATCGAAATGGAATACTTAGTTTAATCCCATTTACTGTGACGTTCAGTTCAGTGATATCGTAATCATACCAGTTTTGGGTCACGTTATGCTCCCACCGTTATTTCGATTGAAACAGCAAGGTCAGCGCCTGCGACGGTTGAACCAACCTGGTCGATGTCAACCTCTAAGGTGTCACCCGCTGCCAAAACACTATGAGTTGCATCCATGTCTGAGGAGTTGCCACTCGTCGCATCAGCGGCAATCTCCACGTAGTCGTTGGTTCCGAAGATAGAGTTCGTTCCGTTCTTTTCGAGGTCAACTCTCAACGCAGCGCCTGTAGGAGCTGTATCGACATTCGCATAAACACGAACAACCGTTCCCCCTCTTGGCATAGGAATCGAAGGAATAACCTTCGATCCTGTAGCGAGGGTTCCCTGAATAGAGAATCTTATAAAAACCCTGAGCAATCCAACCCAGTCCGAACCGTCATAGAAATAGGGAAGATCCCCGCCGTCGTCATCGAACCACAACCTCCCCGCGTCGTCGGATGTTAACGCCGTTGAGCCGTTCGGGCGGTTTGTGGGTGCAGCGTTCTGGAAGTAGCCTTTGGCGCTGCCCGCTTTGTGGTTCCAATCCAGGAGATAAGAACCCCCGGTTCCGTCGTTGTAGGTTGTGTGCTCGTTCTCTGCTCTTTCTGTTATCCCTGTCTTAAGGTCGCGGATCTTGTTATCACCATCGGATAACTGGTTCCCGCCATCAGGCAGGGTTAAAAAGGCAGCGTTCCATGTGATAGCCATGCTTTACTCCAATTGTAATGTTCCCCAGTCGTATTCGAGTTCGTTGGAAGTATCCCACTGATTCTTCAATCGACGCATTTCGCGCTCGAAGTCTTGTTTCTTTGAATACGCCTGCGCGGATTCACCGTCTCTTGAAAAGCCCCACCAAATCCCCCACAAACAAATTGCCCAGTGGAAGACCTCGGGGATCTCGGGTTCATCCGCATCCGCTGACATATCCGTTGGTGTTCTGTAATACCACATCTGGTACCAATCCTCTTCATCTAGCTGTCTATCGAAGTAGATCTTGTTTCCAAGTACCTGCCAGCTTGCGGGATCGCCTTTTGTCCAGATGTCTTGAGTGTAGTCGGATTTCATTCCAACCTTCCTCAAGCGGTGTTGGGTTTCGATCTTTCGAATTCGCAGGGGTTCTAAGAGGTTGCCCTCGGTTCTGTACCTCGTCGAGGCAGCGGGAACCACGATATGATCCGTTGACCATGGGTCACCAGAAACGGTCAACTGCATGAAGTTTTTGTAGAGCTTGTAGTCTTCTGTTCCTGCCGGAGCAGAAGAGAATGCTTTGTGAACCGTAGCAGTTCGTGAAGAACCCGTGTAATCCACGATCATCCGCTGAACACCGTCAACTTCAACAATCCAACCGTTATACCTGTCATCCTGCTCTCCAACGTCACCCGAAGGAAAAACAACCGTTGTTGTCGTACCAGCGGTGTCAAGGGTTGAATCAACCATCTGCGCTTGCCAGTGCATGTCAGCGACAAGCTCGCGGATTCTCAACATGGAGTTGTTATTTGGGTCCTTCCACATAGCAACCTGATGTTGGCCTCGATTTGCAACCCATGTGAGCAGAGGACCGGAGTTGTATTGCGTATCCGTCGAAGGGTCAAGATCGGGAGGTTCTCCTATATGTTGCCAGATCTGGTTTCTAATCAGTTCTAAGGTCATCGCTTCGTCGCTCCTTGAACCATCGTCTTTCGTTTCTTCTTCTGTTTCTTCTGCGCGCCTTTACATCTCTTCCAGGCTTCGTCTTTCGAAAAGCCCTTAGCGAGGTATTTCTTCACACAATCATCAACCCATTTCGGCATGGTGTTCTCCTACGCGAGGATGTATTCAACAGTTCCGGCATCGAGGGTATCGGTTTCTATGCCGTCAACAGGGAACTTCCCGAAAGGCCATGCGATCGATTGAAAGCTCGATCCATCGGACTTCACCTTGAGCAATACAGTCCCGGCTGCATTCTTGATCTCCAGGTCATCACCTGCTGTGGAAGAGCCGTTCCAGATCAACTGCATGACGGTTAGCCTTCCAGTTGAGGTATTCCCCTCAGCAGTATGCTGAATCACAGAGGGTCGTCTTGTTACTGCCATTTTCCTACTCCTTAAAAAATCTTTTGGCTTTTCTTGTGTTAACGGATGTTAGCGGAAGTCCTCCCTACTCTCAGCAACTGATTTGTCATGTACAGCGTCAGCGTAGTGACCTTTGATGTAGCAGTAGAACTTCCCATCGATTTCCCCAACCTCGTTCTTTGGATACACCAACGTACAGATGGCACACTTACGGTAGCGCATAAACCTATGCCCTCTGCGCGTTGCGAACTCAGGTTGGTACTTCTCACCATATCCGTCGTCCACGATTGTATGTGAAGGTGGGGCGGGATTCAAAAGAAACAACAATTCGATCATGAGCAAAAGGGGGCTGTTGCCAGCCCCCATCCTTTCTTACTTGTTACGCAAGAAGTGCATGTCCATAAAGTCGAACGATAACCATTCCTGCGTTGTACACACCCGTGGTTGCCGCAGTATCTCCTTCGGTTAGATAGAGATAATCATTCGCCGTTAGTGCTGGCGCGTCATCAACGTATGTTACACCAGCGGCAATACCGCCCGTGTCGATAACATCGTCGTCCACAGCGCCATCGTACGCTATGTCGTCCTCGTCGTCAGCGCCAAGATTGATGTCTGCGGTAATAGTCGCAGTACCCTCACCGGGTGTCTCAAGACACATCATCTCAACCCGATAAACGATCCCGCATGTAGCTGTGACGTATCTACCGATGTAGGCTGCTCCACCAGCCGCGAGGCCGATAGCATCCTTTGCGGCATCACCTTTACAAGCCAATCCAGTAAGATCAACCTGAATCTCGGTGATGATATGATCATCTACCTTCCATCTATAGGTTGCTGGTGCGAGAGCCGTTCCTATAGCTCCAGCTCCATGTTCAGCCGCTAGCACAGCTCCTCGCCTGTCAGCAACTTTCCCGTTGACCGTAAGGTACCCCGAGAGAACTACGTTCGTAAAGTTCGTGTCACCGTAAGCCATGTTTTTCCTCCAATAAGATTTCTCCTATATCTAATTTCTTAAGGATTTCTCCTTGTATTTTCCACGTCTCCCCCCGTTTTACCAAAGACAGGTTATGGAAAAGCTTATGACATGCTCTATGAAGTGGTATTAAGTTTGCTGCACTGTTGTCGGGATTTTCGCCATATCCCTCACCGTCTAGATGATGCACATCAAAGGAGTCGTCTAGGAGTTCTTTACAGAGCCAACACCTTCCACGGGCTTCTCTCAGAACCTGTTTTCGGAGTTCCTTGCGAACTTTTGTAGGTAGTTGCTTTAACCCTCTAGGTCCTTTACGTTTACGTCTTGCTTTGTCAACACAAGTTTGTGAACAAAATCTTTTAGACGATCTTGTATAAAAAAAGATCGCTTTGCAATATTCACAACTTCGTTGACGTGCTTCAATCGGAATTCTAACCTTCGCGTTTTGTGCATCCTTAGCGCATTTCTGAGTGCAAAACTTCCGTCGCTTATCAATCGCCTGAAAGGTTACGCCACAATTCGCACAAACGAACTCTTTCATCTTAGCTCTTCGTTGCTTGTTATACCACTCATTCCTACATGTCAAAGAACAATATTTGTGGGCGCCCCTAGAGTTCGTCTCGAAGAGACGCTCACAATTTAAACACTTTTCCGTTCTCATGATATACCTCCTGATGGAAATATATCATGTTTTGACTATAGAGTCAACATCTTTTATACTTTTTTATCACGCACCAGAATTTCCCACTTGTCCTTTGTAGTCGAGCACGAAGGTAGCGTATCTCTGAGTGACCTTGAACAGAGCAGAGTCCGTGTAGAAGTCATCAGCGCTTTTCAGCTCCAGCGGATCTTTCCACATGAAGTGGAAACCGTGATTCTCGTTGTCCAACAGGAAGTACGCCGTAGAAGACGTGAGGTACGGAGAATGTACAACCCTCCACTGTTGAATCACGTTGTACTGTGGATTGACCATATTAAGGTCGTTGTTAGCAGACCCAACAAGCTGAGTGCTCTGGAGCAACTGGTTAGCGGTCCACATCAGCTCGGTCGGAACGAGCAGGGTTTTCGGACCATGCATCGGAATCGGCATTCCTGCCTCATCGATCAGGTCTTCAAAATACTCGAACATAGCCCGGAGAGTGGTCTCTGTAAGAGAAGCCGCCGTAGGATCGTTGGTGATGGTCTCACCGCTGTACAAGGTAGAGTGGTCAGTGTCGAACACATACTGCTCGTCCCATGCAGTGTGGGTTCCAAAACCGTTGTTGAACAAGTCGAAGAACTTCGACTCTACGTTGTCTTTAGCGGACTTGGAGAGCTTACTCGGTGCTCTCTTCCAGTTGCCAGTGAGATCGTCTCTATACATGTGCTTCGTGATTGTGAAGCCCAAGCCGTATTCGCTGTAGTACACAGTCTTCTTGTGACCTTCAACGGGAACGTCGAAAGTAACCGCATCACCCTCATCAATTGCCTTGAGCGGGCCAAAAGGCGACAGCTCAGCAGCGATGAAGTGATTTCCCGGAGGAGCGGGCATGACGTGTGCGATTTGCAGTGCCAGAGGCTCTACCATCGCATAGTCATCGAAGAAGATCTGGTCTACGTCTTTGTCGAGGTGGTTACCGAAAACATCGGTATTAGCAATAGCCATGTTATCCCCCTATTTCGCAGCCAGAACCGGATACCAGTAAGAACGAAGGATCACAAAGTAAACCCTCGTGTTGGCACCGATTTCGCTATTGGGATCTTCGCCGACTACCTGAATAACGTCCTCGGTTGTTGCATCCTCGTTGACCTCCATAATACCCGTGGTTCCTTCGATGTCACACGCCGTAAAGCGTATAGAAGCAGCGTAGGTTCCGGAGCACTGCCCCTCGAAGATGTTCCAAGGAACACCTGGGGCAAACTTGAGTTCAACAGATGCAGCGGTCGTACCGCTCTGAAGGGCAACACCCAACAGATGCGAAGACGTGGCAACGGCGATAGCTACTAATCCCGAAGAATGTATAACGGCATCACCTTTGGTAATGGTTTGAGAAGCAGCAAGGGTTTGGGTTACAGGTTGCGGCCCTTGAGTACCCGAGCTAATCAACTTAAAGCCATTAGGATTGTCTGTGTTAGCCATTTTTTTCCTCTCGTGTTAGAGCTTATAGAAGCAACGCTTCTATTCTTCTTTTGTCGGAGAGAACGGATAGCGGGCGGGATCTTGTTTGTCTTTCGGAATGAAAGGAAGGTGGCCCCTTAAGTCGGACATACCCTTGCGAACAGATCCATCAACCCTCTGCCGGGATTTCTCCCCTATCAAAGCCATGCGCTGATCGGCATTCTCTTGCGATGTTTCCATCAACACCAGCTCTGTTTGACCCAACGCGCCTACGCGCTTCGGGCCATCCTTTTCTCCCCCGAAAGTCTGGACATCCGGGTCTTCACAGACTTTGTAGCCTTCATAGGCTCGATCACGCATGTCATGCGGCGCGACCCAAGCATAATGGCGTCCCGGCTTGGGATTATGGATATTCAACCTCGCGGAAGCTCTCGCAAGGCGTCCCGTTGTTTTGAATTCAGCGAAATTAACATCGCTTTTGTATTTCTTGTTCAACTCTCGGGAAACCATATAACGTTCCCTGAAAGCTTTTGGAAGCTCAGAAAAGACCCCTAAGGCGAGTTCTTTAAACTCCCCTGGTTTGTCAGCAAAGTAGAGGTCGTATCCCCCGTCCTGTGCTAAAGATAACACTTTTTCATCAGAAAAGTCAAGTGTTACCGTAATCTTTTTTTTCTCTATTTTCTCCATTTTAGGAGCTTCTGGAGAAGCCTCCGAAACTACTTCCTCCTGTACAGGCTGTACATCAGAAACCATAGATTCCTCTTTCTCCATCTCTTGGATCATGTCCTCGGTTATGTTATTGTCGTTCATTTAATGCCTTCCTGTATTTGGGATTTCTTGCGAGGAAAGCAGCATACGTACCGGGGGTCATGTTCTTCCGGAGGCGATCAGCTTCCTCTATGGAGTTCAAACGAACTCTCCTGCTTGCAGCGCCCGTGGTTCCTTCCTTCGGCCCAGGGCGCAGCCCTCCCTCGGTGAAGGTTTGGGTTCCTGTATTCGGCTTGTTGGATTCTGCTTTGATCCCTCTCCGCTCAAGCTCGGCTCGTACACCCTCAGCAATCTGAGCCTGCATCGTGGTCTGCATAACCTCGTCTTGGTGTTGGGAGAGGACGTAATTATAAGCCTCTAGGTAGGGATCCTGCAAACCATACAACCTATCCAAAGGGGTCTGGTTGATGATGTTCTGGATCTCGGTCCTGTACTTGGTATGGAATTCCTTCTTGGATTGGTCACTCTCGATGAACTTCTGCCCAAAGTACAGCTTATCCATAACAGCTTTTGCTTTCGCAGGTAGGAGCTTCTTCGCGTTGTACTTGTCAAGCGCCGTTAAAAAGCCCTTACCTCCTTCCCCCTCGTAAGCCATCTCAGCTAAAGCCTTCGCTTCCTCGTCGCCAAACTCAGCTTCCTGTTGTGCTTGCTGCAAGAACATAGGAATCGCGGGTGATTGCTGTTGCGGCTTTAAATGCTCGGCGAGTTGCCTGACAGCATCGGCGGTTGCCCCGCCCTGCTGCGCAGCTTGAAGCTCGGCCTTGGTTTTAGCAAGTTCGGCTTCGATTTCCTCTCTGCTTGGGCCTTCCTCAATAAGCTCTTCATCTAGAGGATCGTCGGAAACGACAACCTCTAAATCCCTGTTAGCCTCTGTAAACGGGGTAAACCTTACATCGGGCTTCTTCTGCTCTTCTCCACCCTCGCTGTCGGCAGGGGTGAACTCAACCTCATCGAAATCACTCATTAAAATACTCCTCAAACTTCTTCTTAGGATCGAAGATATGCCGCTTGTCGAATTCTCCAGCTACCTCAGCTTTCACGTCTGCCTTAAACTCCTCAAGTTGCCAGATGAAGAGGTCGTACAGGAACGCTGCGCCTTGGTTGCGGAACATACCCGGCATGTCACTCGCCCTCAGTAGTGATTTCTGGAAGGGCTCCACCAGGGATTTCAGCATTTCCAAGAGCAGTTCCCCGTCCCTCCGCTCCAGTAGCCGAACCAGCAGACTGATCTGCTCCTTCGGGAGACCCCATCGCTCGCTCGTTTTCTCGAACATGTTGCATCCTTCCTAAAAGAATTGCTTGATTTTCCCTCAACTTATCCATCGCTTCGTTGATCATTTTGAAGTTATCCACGTAAGGAACGAATCTCTCAGGGTCGTTGTTTCCCAGCTGCTCAACGACATCTGACATCATCTCTGTTGCCCCCACGTAGAGCTTGCGGATTACGTAATCCGTTTCGGAATCCAAGAGGCCCTCTTGAGCGAACCTGTTCCTTGCTTGCAAGAGCTGCATCACCTGCTGTCCATACTGCATGTACAAAGCAGTCAGCGAGAGCATGTTCTGTCTTCGGCTATCTTCGGATTCGTCAATCTCTGTTGTATTCGTGTAGAAGATAAAGGATTCCGGAATGTCCTCCACGGGAACGCTCAAGGCTTTGTCCAACAGCGGTAAATCCTGTTCATCCATGATCTTCGATGCTATTTCCATAGCTTCCTCTTTATGCTTAATACACTGATAGAGGACGATCTGCCCCACCTCGGCAAGATCGTCTTCTGGTCCTTCGAGGTTACCTTCGAGTTGTGATTGGTTCTGTTGAGCTAAGAACGCGGTTCCGGAATACGTTGAACGTGTTCCGATTGCCTTGTTCTCAAAGCCCATCATGTAATCGCTCGCTCCAGTTGCGCGGTCAGCGTATTCCTTGGTCATTAGTTCTGCCTGGAGAGTTCCGTATCCTATGTCGGGGAACTTAATGGGCAGGAAGTCTTTACTCGGATCGTCGACCTGAATATTCTTGAGAGGACGGAAGCGTTCACCGGGTGGTACACCGCCTCCCCGCTTTGTAACGTACATCTGCAACATAGATAAGAGCGTACCGTTGATTCGCATGTTATGTAGCGTATAGGCTTCATCTTGTAGCTGCTCCATTATCCAACCTATGCCCATAGCATAGAGTTGATGAGGTCTCTCGAAATACCTGAGATTTGTCCAATCTCGTATACCGAGGTCATTAAACTCTGCGCGGAGGATGGTTTGTGTGACAGGGTCAAACCAAATCTTAATATCTTCCATTTCTCCATCACCGTCCACATCGTAGAACAAGAACGTTTCAAAAATCTTGTACATCTCCGTGGAAGCGATGTTCGGATGTATACCCGTTCTTTCGAGTTCTCGAATGTAGTTTTCATCGGGTTCATCGTCACCTCTCTTCAGGATCTCATCCACGTTGTAATAGATCCCTGCGTTCTCACGTTGAAGTAGCTCGTGTTCGAAAAGGTATATCCTATGACCTATCCACGGGGCGTCCTGAGAGCTGTTCCAGAAGCTTCGGGTCATGTAGTCCTCGAAGCGAATTGGAATCACCCGAGGGCTGTTGATCCTTGTTATCGTTCGCGCACCCTCTCCAATACCGTACTTCCTCTTGTCCACCAGCCACGGAACCTTAACAAACTGGTTACCCAACGAGCACATGTCGTAAAGTATGGGCCGTAGGGTTTTCCTGAAGTTCATGTGATACTTGGATTCGACAAGCGCATCGATAAACCTCTCAAGCGCCCCTGCTTGATCAATCACATCGAGTTTTTTCAGGTACGTCTTAACCTTCCAGAACGGGTTCCGCATGGTCATCGACTGCCTGTACTTGGAATAGATTCCGTTTGTGTTGATCAGGGTTAACGGCGGCACTACATTCGATGCCTGCTCCCACGGAAAGTCCTTCACCTTGCTTTCCGGTATCGCTTCTCTTTGCCTTCGCCATTTGTCAACGCGCTCCATCAACTCTGCGCGAGCTGCGTTGTGTTCCACCTCGTACACTTCTCCTGTGAGGTATTGTACGATCCTCTTTTGATCTTCCTCGGATGGTATTACATCCGAGACTGCGATTTGGTTAATAGCCACGTTTCACCTCGTTCCTTCTTGTTGTTCGTCAATCAATACCCGCATGCGTTGCTCCTTGATTCTGTGAACCAGTTATCCTCTCTATTGACCTCTTCGAGTTCCTTCTCAGACCAGGGTCTGTTAGCGGATCGCACTCCCAAGGATAACATATCTAAAATATCCTTCTTGTTGGATTGAGGGAACATTTTCTGTTCTTCCTCAACCATTCGAATGTACGGCTCAAGTACGTATATCCTTCCTTGTTCAAAGGCAGGTTGAAGAGCGGTTCGTATACGTGCATCCTTTTCCCCTGTAACGTACGCCGGTCGGAGGCGTATGAACTGCTTTCTCCTCTGCTGCTCCTCTCTAAGAATACTTTCAAGCACCTTAAATGGCCCCTGAGATTCCAGAAAAGTTCCTCTGACGTATCTCTCAAACTTACGATAATCTTCAAATAACCAATTAAAAAACGTAGGCGTATCCACGTAATCGGCGTGTAAGCTGAGAAGATAGTGGTTCCAACTGGAATCGGTAGCAATAACGCCTTCTGCGGAACGTGATGTCTTAGCAGATACACGTCGATCAGAAGCCGCAGGATCTCCAGCGATGAGCACGTCAAGATCACACAGTGGAACAGGTTCGGCGAGATCGTGCGTAGAAATGAAATATTCCTCATATTTCGAACTCCACTCCATCCAACAGGGTTTTATATCAAACGCGGATAAATCCGTTAAACCCGCAGCATATGGTTCGTTCAGGTACTGTGTTACCCATTCCCACCACTCCTCGGCGTCGCCGTTCATCAACGAGTTGTAAAACTCCCAATCAAACCTCCCAGGGAAGATGATCTCGTTGTCCTCAACTGCCTTTCGGTAATAGACAATCCATCTTCCATTCGCCTTGGGCTCGTAGTTGGTCATCGGATAACCCATGTTCAACCTTGAGTTGTCGATAACATCCTGGTAGATGTCGTCCATAGCGTATCGCGTTCCTACTAGGATAACCCGTGACCGCGCGGGGGTTTGAAGCAAGGAATTAACCCCCTTGAACCACTGTCGTGCCTCCTCCATCACCGCATTCGATTGACGCTGAACATTCAACGCTTTCTTTCCTATAGGGTCGTCGATGATGCACAAGTCCCAGTGTTTGGATTCAGATGTACCACTCACTCCCACTGTCTCGATTGAAGGCTCTCTATAGGACATGGTTCTGTTGGGCATTACCATGACCTTCTTGTTCCAATCATCGCGGTTCCCCTGAACCGCGCACTGCGGATATACCCACTGAACTGTTTCATTCTCGTCAAACAGGTGTTCAACCGAGACCATAAACCGCTCGGGGTTGTCCGCTATTGCATTTACGAACCCACAGCGGAGGTTGGGGTTACGTATAAGTTCCCAACCTGTACCGAGTTCGGTGACAATCGTTGACTTGAAATGACCACGGGGGATGAACATGGCGGCGCGTATGCCGGGTGTAAGCCAAGACTGTCGCATATTGCACATGTCGAGGTGCAACCCGGTGTTGAGTTCATCGTATGGCCCGGTGAGTCCTGCGATACATCGTCCGAAGAACCACAAGGACACCAACCCCGCTTCTGCCATAAGCCCCCGGAATTGTTCGCTATTCGGAAATCGCCCAGTTTTAATCTCCTCCATCAACTGGTGTAGGATTAGCGGTCCCTGTTGCGGATCGCTTAACCTCGGGGCTTGTGGATGAGGTATCAGTTCCGGGATCGGTTGAATCATTTCCTGTTACCTGCTCGTTTTTCTTTAACGGAGGTAGGTGTTTTAGGTAACTCACGGTTTTCTTGATTTTCTCGGTTTTCTTGGACATCTATAACCTTTGCTTCCTTCAAGCGGTCTAAACCACCTATTGCTGTCTGGATGTGTTGCCCTGTTAAATGCAGCTGTATCGCGGATTCACTGGATGTCTTCTTCTCTTTAACACCAGCAATCAACATGATCGAATCCGCAGCAGCAAGGCGAACTTTGTCCTCATCAACGGTTAGAAGCCTACGAAGGGTGTCAATAGCAAGAGGAACCAGCTGTTCCAACACCTTTTCCCGTGCTTCACTAGCGGATCTCAATACCTGTTCGGCTTTCTTCTTTGTCACTTACCTCAATATAATATGGTTTCTCCAAAATGTCAAGTGTTTCTGGTGTTGACTTTAATCCGAATTGCTTGTATCTTAAAGACATGACCTTCTTAAGAACACTGATATTTTGTATGTTGTTGATAGGCTGTACAGGTGAAGAACGTAGTTCATATGCTAACATAGAAACCCGGTTGGCTTTGAACTACCTCGAACCACCCATTCAAATCAAGTTTCGAGGAGAAGGAATTGTAGAGCTTACAGATTCGTTCGCTTATACGGTTATTGTGGAGATTAACGAAATTGGTGAAATTAGGGTAATTGGGCAACTACCCTTTGAAATCCGAAGCTATATCAACGAGAAGAAATTGGAGGCTTTTAATGAAACTCTTAGGAACAAGAATAGCGGTGAAGGTAAGGATCTTGGCCCCCGTTAGTGAGGGGGGGATTTTCCTACCACCAAGCGCTCAAAAGAAGCAACTCGAAGCTGATGTCGTGTACGTTGGCGACGAGGTAGAGAACATAAAAACAGGGGATCACGTAATCGTGGACCTCTACTCGGGAACCGAGATCACGGTAAACGGAGAAACGCTCACTATTTTGGACGAAGACAACATCTTAGCTGTTGTGGAGGACGAGGATGACGGAAAAGACGAAAAAGAAACAACCAGAAGCTAAAATAGGGATGGTTTTGCCCCCGCACTGGCAGCAGGTACTTGGAGCGCTGAACCAGATTCAAAAAGCAAGGAAATCTCGGATCATCGACCCGAAAAATCAAGGTCAACAACACCTGCCCCTACCTATCGAGGCGATCTTGACCTGCTTAACAGAGCTAATGGAAGCTGTACAAGTTCACACGGAGCTTTTAGGGGCCTTAGGAAAAACCGGGTCCGTTTTGGAGTTCCAAAAGAAGTTTAAACGCCATTACAGGCCGATAAACCCTGCGGATTTGGAGGTAAAGGATGAAAAATGAGGAGTTTATCAACCTTCGAGCAATCCTCACAAGGACAAGATTTGACATATGTGACAGAAAAGCCAAGGACTACGCCAACGACGAGGATCGCTTGATCAATTTCAAGCGAATTTCTCGGCGCCTACAAGGAACAGTTTCCCCTGAACTAGTTCTGCTCGTCTACATGGCAAAGCACATGGATGCGATTTACAGCTATGTAGCGGGTGGATGCAAGGATAACCGCTCGGAACCTATACAGGGGCGGATTCATGACGCTCAAAACTACCTAGACCTGCTTTCAGGGTTTGTCAACGAGAGGAGAAAACATGAAGAACACAACCAAAGGATCAAAGAAACCGCTTCCAAACTCACTAAAACTGGGTCTTGATCAATACAGCATAACATATAAAGACGAACTCGAACATTCCGATCTTGGAGCTGTCATCTTCAAAACCCGAGAGGTTAAGGTTTCAACCAAAAACGACCCTGTTGAGATGCGCCGGACCCTCCTCCACGAGGTTATTCACATTTGTTTGGCTCATGTGGGGGTCTACGGTGAGGATTCAGAAGAGATTTGCCGACAGCTTGAATATCCCTTGTTCGAGGCTTTCGTAAACAATCCAGAAGTAACGAGGTACATCTGTGGAACCTAACGTAGACGAACTCGAACGTGAAATCGAGAGACAGTTTAAAGCGCACAAGATCCAGTGCACAGTTCCGCGATCGCACTTAAAGCGCGCGATCGAGGGCTCGAACCGCGAGTGGTCGGATGCTTCGTTTATCCCGCTCGCGCAGCGAGGGGAGGCAAACCGCATCCTGAAGCAAATATTCAAGGAATACATGCAAGACTTTAGGGGGTGGAAACCTCCTAAGAAGGACAAGAAGGACAAGAAGGCATAGAAATGATCAAGAATTGTAAACATCTAAATGCCCGAATCAACGGGAACGAAACAATAGGCAACGCGACGTGTCCAAGTTGTCAACAAGAGGTGTTTCTGGATGAAGTGTTCAACAACTGGTTAAAGGTGTTTAGGATATTAGCAAAAAAGCAAATCAAAGAAGAAATGAAAATCCAAAACTCTTACGACATCCGTGAACACGACGACTTCTTCACCAATCGCAAGCTTATGAAAGTCATCCGGAGGATTGGCGGTAAAACAGAATCCCTCCGGATCAAAGACGCTGAATGGGTTTCTCTTGAAGGGGGTCGACCTGCTGAGATATGCGACCTTGGGCCTCTACTTGGGCCTCTATAAGGAGCAGGGCACAAAGATCAACCAGGAGCAGCAGAAGCACCTCCGACAACGTTCAAATCCATAGGACGATAGCTCAGTTGGTTAGAGCACTTGACCGATAATCAAGGGGTCGAAGGTTCAATTCCTTCTCGTCCTAGCTTGCAGAAGAAAGCAGTAGCATTCCCACCCCCAACCCCTGGGTTGGGCAGGTGTTCTTGGTTCTTGGTTCTTGGTTCTTGGTTCGACAACTTCAGTTGGCAATTGAAAGCTTGGGTTATCAAGTGGAAAGGGAAGTTGTTGTTCTTTCACCTAACACACCACGAAATCCGAAAATGCTCTTACATGCTCTTGGGAGGTTCTCTGGTTCTCGGGTTGGATTTTCCCGATGGCGGGTGTACCTGAAGGGATTGCGGGGGTGCGGGTGGGTCTGCATCCGCTGCCAGGCTCCTGCCGGTTGCCCAGGCTCAGTAGCTGGTAGCTGCTAGCTAGCTACGGGTTTATGCAATTATAAGAAATTATAAAAAGTTATAAGAGTTAATTCCTTTCCCTGCAAGGAGTTACGCGATTATAAGAATTATAACATATAAACCCTAATATTCCCTTTATTGACACATTCACCAAAATGTCACAAAATGGAAAATACTTAACATATGTATATATAATTTTTATAATCATAGATAAATCCTTATCCTACAAGGATATAACTGATTTTATAACCCCCTATAATCCCAAAAAATCTTATAACCACCCTAAATGCCTACTATACAAGAGTTTAGCTAACACTTGTATAGGCTCTGACCTTCTTGGGCTTCTTGGGACAGCTGCCCCGCGCTCCGTGTTCAACACGCGCGCTCCGCGCGCAGATTGTGGATAACCTGTTGAAAACCTGTGAATGTGTCAAAATATCCCACTATTTGCCTTGATGGGCAAAATGACCCACCAAAAATCTCCAATACCTCTAAAATACTACTATACATCCGTATAGTCCTGTGTCGTTTTGACCCACGTTGGAGATTTTGGAGTTTTCCCCCAGGCTGTGGATAAATCTGTGGATAACTTTTTAATTCCTTTTGCCAAAAGGATTTAACCCTGTTGAAAACTTGTGGAAAAAAAGGTTTGGCACGGAGTTTGCATGTCTTTTGTCGTCGGTCGTTGACCGATATGATCTTTTACATAATCGAGGAGTCTACTATGTTGTCCACAGAAGACAAGGCGGAAATTGTTGGCTTGGTTGCTGAAGTACTGAAGATTAACGGTAACCATATCGAGAGCAACGTTGACGTTGAAGTGAAAAAACCTAAATCGAAAACTTGGAACATGTCAACGAAGAAGCTTGCCGATGGTAAGTACAGGGTTACCATAGACGTTGACCCTTCTGAACCTGGAGAACCTTACGTATCCAACAGAACCGGCAAGGTTACCAGCTTTCAGCTGGCAGGTGGTTACGGCATGGACTTCGACCTGCCGTTCAGCGGTCCTAATGGCAACGCTGCTAAGTTGCAGCTATGCGTTCACTATGCCGCGACAAAAAGCAAGTAGAGGGAATGCCCTACGAAAGTAGGGCATTTTTATTGCCCACATAGAGGCACAGTTCAACACTGTGCCTCTTTTTTATTGAGGGAGTCTTTAAATGCTAATACCCATTACAGAAGAAGATCTATGGGAAGGGACCCTAGGAGTATGTGTCATCTGTGGGCATCTCCAATACGGAGTAGAACCCGACGCAGAGGGATACGTATGTGAATCTTGCAGCCGACCGAAGGTTTACGGTTGCGAGCAAGCTGTACTGCTCGGCATGGTCGAGGTACTAGCCGATGAATAGAATCAACATATTCATCGATGGGAAGGAATTCATGGTAACTCTTCACGCCCAGCTGTTCAAGGCAAGGTACAGTCGCAAGCTTAGGGAGGTCGGCATAAAGCCAAGCTTCGACAAGATTGAGGTTGAAGAAACGCCTTTCGGAGCTATCCATACGTACAGAATTTCGAGACAGATCCTAACCCACGCTACGGACTAGGGCTCTGGCTTAGAACAGAGCGAGAGCAGAGGCGGGTGGTAGTACCCTTTTGATCAAAGGATCGGATCGCTTGCCTTGCTCTCTTTAAAGGAGCCTATTATGTGGGAGATAATCAAAAACTTGTTCCAGTGGGCATATATAACAGCTATTTGCATGGCTATCTCCTGGATACTTATGCGAGGTTGCGAAGCATGTTGCCCACCTATTCCTATCCCATAACAAGATTGAACAGGAGAGGACCCAGTGCCTCTAGGGACACAGTGCCTCTCCTATTCTATCCGGTTATCACGGGATAAATCCAAACATAGGAGTTCGCTATGCTAAACCTAACGAAAGAGCAGGGAAGGGAGCTACGACTCCGTTCCCTCAAGGCAGCTATGGAAATGCTGTTCGCTCCCGCCCAAGAGCTAGGACAAGTTCCAACAGGATTTGGTCTTGTATCCTATGGGTGGTTCCAGCCTCCCGATAGGGAAAGACAATACGTTGCCTTGCTATCCGACAGTAGGTACGAGTGTTGGGACGAGACCCTAGGCACGACCTACGACCAGCCCTGGTGCAAGATCCACCTTGGTGTCGATGAGGAGATCCTTAAGGAATTCGTCACCTCATTCGTCGACGAGATGGAAACCAATCCGCCCGAAGAGCTCGTAGATGTAACCTTCGGATTAACCGCAGTGTTCAAGCTCAAGGAGGAATACCGAAATGTCAAGAAGCAAGGAGAAAATCCACCGGAGTAGGAAGTTTTCCGATTTCGACCGCTTAAGGGACGTACTCGTAAAAAAACGAGACTACTACAGGGTACAAGCAAAGACCGCGCGCAGCTCAAAGGATGAAACGGTTTTCATCGCTGTTGAGCGAGCGCTTACGAGTTGCATAGATGAAGCACTCACTAACAAGCCTTCATCAAAGCGGGAATTCGACAAACTATTCAAATAAGTCGCGCTCTATACAGAGCGCGTGGATTGAAACAAGAAGGAGTAATACATGACCCTAAAAGAGGTCAAGGCAGCATTAGCTAAGGTTCCTGATGGAAATGGCGAGACAGAAGTCGTAACACTCCGCTCTTCGAACGATGACGAGGACTACAACATAGTTGAATCGATCGAATATGTCCGTCGTCAAGGTCTAACGCACGGCCAGCTGGTCGACGCGAAGATATTCATCAGGTTTAAGTGAAGACAAGGATAGAAGAGGTTCGACTCCCACCCACTACTTTAATCTTTTTTTAGGAGGTCGTGAAATGTTTATGGTTAAATGTGATGATAAGATTCGGACTTATGCTTCGAGTCAGCGAGCTTTAGCTGCTGCTGATGCAAGGGATTATTCTTCAATTCTTGAAGAGTATCGCATTTTATCTAATCGAACTTTTGTTCGAGTTAGATAATAAACAATAAACTCACAGGATGGGCAGGGTTCAACTCCCTTTCCATCCTATCTGGTAGGGCCTTCGTCCTACCGAGTGGACTCCTTTAGTTTACACCGCCCTATCGGATAGGGCGTGGAAAGCACTTGAAAACAAGCGCTTGAAGAAGGCAGGATTAATTTCCTTCCTTCATCCTACACCCAACATCCGTTGGGCGGTCTTTACCCAAGGGAATCCCTACACCCAACAAAGAAGGAGTTGACATGAAATACAACGTCAAGATTATCCTGGACGGCAACGTTGTTGCCACTGTGCCTATCTCGGCGTCAAGCGCGTTCGAGGCAGAGCATATCATAGCCAAGCGCGCGGTTCTCCACGCGGTTGCGATCAAGGAATCCAGCGATGACAATCAATAAAGCTTGGATTAGGGGGAACAAGTGAACAAGTTCGAACAGATGAACAAGTTCAAGAAAATCGTCAACGCTATCAAGGAAACCGCCAAGGTGCTAGTGCTCCTCCTTTGTGCGCTGTTCTTATCCGTTGCGATATGGCACACTATAGGGATACACTACCGAGTGGTCGATCAGCTAATGGAAACAACCAACATTCAACGCTTGTTGACCGATGCCTTGCTTCAAGAGGCAAGGTTGAGACGATCCGACGATCAACTCTATGCAGAGTTGTTAGAAGTTTTGATGAGAAGGAGCAGATAAACGCTTGACGACGTTAAAAATAGGAATTATATTAGAGTTATAGTTGAAGGGTAACCAAGAGGTTAAATACAAACCCTTCATGTGACAACCTTAATTCTTATAACGAGTGGTGTAGGTGAGGGATACTTCGAGACTATGGACCTCCTTAAATCAAGTCCCTCACCGCTCCTTCCCTCGTTTATTTAACAGGTCCTTGAAAGCAATCAAGGAGGGGTTTGGATAAGGTGGTGTAGGAAACCGTTACTTCGCGTGGAACGCACGTCCGGGAGGACATTAAATATCCGTTCCGGTTTCCGCCTCTTCCCCTTATCTAACCTTGTAAAAGATCCGGAGCTTTCTGTAAGTGCCTTAGACCCAGGAATGTCTCTTGAGCTTTTCCTTTAGAGCGCGATATAGAGTTCTCCTCCTTTTGTGAAAGAGTGGTGTAGAATACGGTTACTTCGTAGCTGAGATGGTAACGTAAACATAGCCGTGTTCGATTCTTCCCTCTTTCTTTTTATCGACAACTAAAACAAGTGATGGTGTAGGTAACAGTTACTTCGTTGGAAGCGATAAACACAACTGTCATCAATTCTTCCTCGCTTGTTTTTTTATTGCACAGGTAGGAGATGTTCCAACTATAACAAGAAAGAAGGTAGTCGAGAGCACAGCGCAGGGTAGTGTAATGGCAACACAACAGGTTCATGGCCTGTTATTGGAAGTTCGATTCTTCCCCCTGCTAAAGGAGGAAAGTAAATGAAGGTATGCAAGTTTAAAGCCCGATGGATTACTGGAGCTAATAAAGGCACAGAGATAACCCTTGAAACCACTGATGAAAAACTAAAGGTTGGTGCGGTGAGATCCGTAGCTTGGGGTTGGAAGTATAAAGTCATTCGAAAGATCAAGTGTACGGAGGTGGAATGAACATAGATAAGATATAAATAATGTCAATAAACAAATAGTATTTCGAATACGTCAACATTAAATGAGCCTTTTATTGGGGGATAGTTCAGTGGAAGAACACGTACGCTGTACAGTCGGACGGAGGTTCGAATCCTCCTCCCCCTATCTTTTTTAAGGCCATGATGGAAAGGTAAAGGTAGTGGTGTGTACGCCGGATTACCAATATCCATGAGTCGGAGGCCGTGATTAGGGGATACACGGCATGGCCTTTTGGGCACAACAATCGCAAGATGGTTTTCTTAGCTTACCGTCAGTATGCGAGAGCGAGGGAGGGAAGGCGGGAGTAATAAGCGTGTAGCTCAGTTGTGCCTTTTCTTAGGAGGAAGATATAGAAATCAAAATCATGGCTCCGCGACGGAAAGGGTAGACGCAAGTAAGGGAGAGTCTGGTTGTGCCAAGCCCGCTCCCTACGCAGCAGTACTGCATAGTCGGGGCAATAGCAACCTTGCATGGTTCGATTCCATGCCGGAGCCAAAAGCAAGTAGCCTTTTATTTAAGAGAGAACATGAAATATAAGCTAACAGACAAAAATGACCAAACATACGGAGGCTGTCAGTGGGGCAAGGATGTCACCCACACCGCAGATGGCAAAGGCGAATTATGTACTAGGCATTGGATACACTATTATGATGATCCAATATTAGCGCTCTTGATGAATCCCGCGCATGCCAACTTTAAACAGCCCCATTTATGGGGATGCGAAATAGAGGAGCCGACCAAGCACGATCATGGATTGAAAAGTGGCACGGTCAAGTTGACTACAATCAAGCGATTGCGCAAGAAACGTATCACAAAAGAACAATTTGTCAAGTTTGGTATTCTATGTGTTAAACAAAGGTATAGCGATAGAAAATGGAACAAATGGGCGGATAACTGGCTAAACGGTACAGATAGATCAGCTCGCTCAGCTATTGCGGCAGCTAATGCAGCTTATACGGCTAATGCGACAGCTACTGTGGTTGCTCATACAGCTAATGCAGCAGTTAATACGGCAGTTTATGCGGCTAATGCGGTGGCTAATGCGGCTGCTCATGCAGCTAATGCAGCAGCTTATGTGGCGTCTAATGCAGCTTATGCAGCTAATGCGACAGCTTATGCGGCTGGTGCCGATATTGACCTTGTCGCCATAGCTCACGAGGCGATAGAATAAAGCTTTAGGAGGAAGATATGAAAATGGAGGCAAGTGATAAAACAATATTGGATGTACTGCCAGTGGGTACTCGTGTCTGTGATAAAAACCATCCCAAATTAGTCGGAACAATTAGAAAGCTGGAATTTCATGAAAGTGGGAAAATTAGTCCCATACCCTACAACATAACATGGGACAACCACGGACTAGCTTTAGAGCTAAGAGGAATATTTAGTATTTATGGCGGTCCTGAAGACGTTATTGCTATTTATTAGGGGGCAAATATTCCAAAACCCTAGTATCACAATTGGGCACTATGGAAGCCTTGCACCGATGGAATAAGGACCACTAGGGTGAGGAGATTAGATATGAACACAGATGAGATACGAGAAAAGCTAGACGGAATTTCTCTAGAAGATAGTAGTTATTTCAGAAAATATTGCGATGTTACTAATTTGTTTGATAAAGTCCTAGACGAGATAGATGAATTATGGAGACTATTCGATTTACAACAAACTCGAATGGGCGAGGCAACGAAGAGATGGCGAAAAGCTACGGGCAAGCACGAGACGTTACCCGACCTAGGAGATTTGCTTCAGTGGCTCATAGACGAGATAGATAGGTTGAGAGAAGAGAATAAAACACTTGATTTACATTTTAGGCAACTGATTGGAACATCTGAGCAAAGGATTGAAATAGAACAACGCACCAAAAAGGCATGTAAGACCGCCGTCAATCAAGAAGGCTCGCTTTGCTTACTATCAGCAGACGATGTAACAGCGATTATGTATGCCATCGACTCAGTGAAGATATAAGAGAAGCTCAAGGCCCCCATACAATACACCGTAGTGTAGCGGTAGCACCTCTCTCTTTGACAGAGATAGAGATGGTTCAATTCCATCCGGTGTAGTATCCCAAACATAGGAGGCTCGCTTATGAAAGCGTTCCTTAGAAGGTTGATGGTGTTAGCCATCTTCATCATGGCTGGTTGTTCGGATGCTGTGATAGCATCAAGCAACCTATCGAGAGTGGTTGTACTTCACGGAGGTATACAGTGAGCCACTTTACAGTTCTTGTTATAGGCGACGACCCTGAGCACCAGCTCGCTCCTTATGACGAGAGTCTCGAATGCGAACCGTATCGCCAACAGCAGGTAACCGAGGAAGACTGGGCACGGTTCGTTAACTACTATAAGGCAAGGGAATCCAGCCCCTCCACACTAACTAGAGAACAGCTCTATGATCTACACGGAGGGGAGTGGAACAAGAGGGCTTGGAAGTTTGAAGGGGGAGAATGGTGGGAGGACACCACATACAACTTTGAATCCAAGTGGGACTGGTATCAACTCGGCGGAAGATGGACAGGATACTTCAAGCTTAAAGAAGGTAGAACAGGTCTCGTTGGCAACACAGAAGTATTCGATAACCAAGTTAGGGAAGGTTGGGTTGACCGCGCTGCAATAGGTGACATCGATTTTGAAGGGATGCGTCTAGACGCGGCAGAGGGAGCACGCAAGCTATACAAGCAGGTCATCAAGGTAGCAGGTGGACCTATCAAAGCCCCTAAGCGCTCATGGAAAGAGTTCCTCGATGACGGATCCTACGGTGGTGATTACGACAAGAGAAGACAGGATTATTGGATACAACCAGAGATAAGAGTTTGGAAGAAAGTCCAAGATAAATGCAACCTCTTCTTAACTCCTATCAAGGAGTTCCTCGTCACCGAGGAGGAGTACGTCCAAAAGAGAGCAAAGGCAGCAATTGTTACCTACGCTGTAGTTAAAGATGGAAAGTGGTACGAGAAGGGAGAGATGGGCTGGTTTGGCTGCTCCTCTAACGAGAAGGCGCACGACGATTGGGTGGATGAATTCTATAGCTTGTTAGATAGCTTGCCAGAGGATACGATCCTGTCCCTGTACGATTGCCACATTTAAGGAGAGCCTATGAAGTTGAATCGACAACCAACAAAGACAATCACCTACGAGGGCGGTAAAGCGGTTAAAATCCCCCTGCTAAGAGAGCTTAAGCGCGCTGTCTGCGCTTGTCTTTTGTGGGAGAATACGTTCTACGAAAGCGGTGAGGACATCGCTGATAGGATAGCCCGCTTGACCTTGCAGGTAGGAAAAAAGGACGCCGTTGCCCTTGCTAACGAAGCAAGATCGCGGTTGAATCTAAGGCACGTGCCCTTGTGGGTAATGTGCGCTCTTGCCAAGAATGGTAAGATGAAGGCTAATGAGCTCGTTGATGTAATCCAACGCCCCGACGAGATTACCGAGTTTGTTGCCATGTATTTGAGAGGTTCCTCTGACCGTAAGACCGTTGGAGAATCCTTCACGAGACAGGTAAAGAAAGGCTTAGGCGAGGCGTTCAGAAAGTTCGATGAATACCAGCTCAGGAAGTACAAGCAAGAAGACAAAGCTATCAAGCTTCGAGACGTGATGAAGATCGCAAGACCTAAGCCGAAGAACGACGAGCAAGCTGCTCTTTGGGGTAGGTTGGTTCAAGGCAAGCTCAAGGTTGCAGAAACCTGGGAGAAGAAGTTATCCGAGGTTGAAGGCACAGCCGAGCAGAAAAAACAACAGAAGAAAGCTTCTTTCGAAGAGCTTATGGACAAGCAGAAGCTCGGTGCTATGGCAACCATCCGCAATCTCCGCAACATGACAGAGCAGGGAGTAGATATAACCAAGATCCGTACCTACCTTAAGCAGTTGAACGTTCGGAGAATCCTCCCTTATAGATTCCTTACCGCTGCTAAGTACGCTCCACAGTTCGAGCCGGAGCTTGAACATCTCATGTTCAAGGCATCGGAAGAGATTCCCAAGCTCAAAGGAGAGACGATCATCCTAGTGGACGTGTCTGGTTCTATGCGGGGCTGCCCCCTATCTAACAGGTCCGAGGTTATAAGACATGAAGCAGCCGCAGCGATAGCTATCCTTGCTCGTGAGGTATGCGAGCATTCAAGGGTAATCGCGTTCGCTACCCTCTATACAGAGGTTCCACCTCGGCGGGGTTTTGCCTTAAGGGATGCTCTATTCAAGGCAACGGGGGAGCTCGGTGGCAGTACCAACGGAGGGGCTGCGATTAGATACGCACAATCCCTTCCGCATTCAAGGATTATCTGTATAACAGATGAACAATTTCACGATTCTTGCCCAGGTGTTAAGCGCCCAGGCTATATGATGAACATAGCGCCCTATCAGTTCGCGGTTTCGCAAGAAAACGATTGGACCTGCATCAACGGCTTTTCTTCAGCGGTGCTTGATTTTGTTAGGGAGGTTGAATCATGGACATAGAGGTTGCTGTAATCAAAGAAACAGAGGAACTCGTCTTTGACGACGAGAAACGCAAGGAATGGGAAAAGCTAATCGAGGAACTTGACCTCGAAGGTCAACGCAAGCTCATCGAAGGCAGAGCGAAGTCACCGATTCCGTTCTACCCGTTGAACACTAGAGAGGCGCAGGCGTTGAAGATCCTCCTACCAAGGCGGGAATCCCCAAATGCCTACGATAGGTCGCCGATACCAATTCCGGTCCTCGGTGCTATAGCGTTAGCAGAGAAGGAATCCTACTTCAAGGAGCTGGTCATCTGCTACGATGACGTTGAACCCGATCCCGTTGTCATAGGCACAACCGAGGAAGGACGCCAATACCTGTTAGCCCGATGGGCTGAAGAAAAGCTCAAGGCTTTAGATGATCTAATCGAGGTTGCCAAGGAGAAGTGGAAGAAAGACATCAAGCCTCGGGTTGAGAACAAGATCCGCGAGTATCAAGCCGCCCTCGATAACTTGGACTCCTACGTAGAGCAGGAGCTACAGGATTTCTACCATCCGTTGAGGTATCTATGAAAACCTTAGTCCCTCGCAAAGAGGGGCTCTATATTGTGGAGGTTGAATTATGGGTTTAAACAAGAACAAACATTACCTCGCTTATCCCGAACTAACTCTCTTCCTTGAGGAGAAGGAGGATTTTAATATCCAAGTTCGACGCGAGACGGGCGGGGTATATCCCAACCAATTGGAGCTACAATCAGATAGCTTAACGATCCTCTTCTACATGGACGACAAGGTATTCGAGGAGATTAGACAGTATCTAAGGAGCATCGATGAAAACCTTAGCCCCTAAGAAGGAAGGCATCCTTCGAGAATACATACGTGTAGAGAAACGCAAGCCTATCGGCTTGGTCGTTGGGTACATCAACGAAGATGATGATCAGTTGATAGGATTCTCGATTTGCCACGAGAACGACGAATGGAACAAGGAGATCGGTTATCTCGTTGCTTGGTCCCGTCTCACCGATGACCCGCTTAGCTTGTTGGATTTCCACCTGCCCAACGGTGCGAAGAACTACAAGAGAAAACGTGACGTTGACAGGTTGCGAATCCTTAGGGCAGTGCCTTACATCCAGAAGATGAAGGAGAGGCTTAGGGGGCGTCGCTTTAATGCATGAGATATGAACTACACTGTACGAAGTGCAACAAAACATGGTTTATAGACATCCAAGGTTGGAGCATTCACGATTACCTGGCCTCAAGACAGTGTTGTTTGTACGGATGCAGAGGGATGCCGACATCTTTAGCAATCGTTGGTTGGAAAAGGTGTTGACTTTAACAAGAACTTTCAGTATATTGTAGGGAGTCATATGAGAAGCTTAGAAGAAATCAAGTACATGAACGACCACCCCGAGGACTTTGTTGGTTGTCAAGGAGAAATCCTCGACAAGATAACCCAGCAGATTCTCAAGGCTAAGAAAATAGGCTTGTATCTACCCGGTAGAGAAGGAATCATCGACGTGTACTTCGTTGAAGAGGAGATGAAGACATCGTTGGGATTCCCTGTATTCCGCTGTCAGCGAAAGCTTATGCAGAACGTTGCGCTCCACACAGAGCGCATGGGTTGAAACCCTCAAATATCCTAACAAGCTGAGGTGCAAGGTGAACGCCGTTGGCGATCTCGCCTTGCGCCGAGGCGTTTTAAACGAGGAGGACTATTACCATGTCTATCAACAAAGACACAGCAAGGGTCATAGTAACTTGGGAATGTCCGAGATCTTGTTACTACTGTGCCAACAACGGATTGAAAGACAAGATGTTACCAGAAATCCACAACTTTCGGCATCTTCCGAAGTACTACGATAAGATCGTTATAACCGGAGGAGAACCACTTCTTCACGCTTCTATCTTGGACATCCTGTCCGAGGCAAACAACCACTTCAATCAGGTATACATCAACACTGCCTACTCTACGGATGAGGAGCAGATGATGGAATACCTAAGTTGGGTTGATGGATTGACGTACACGGTCCATTCAGCAGAACCCGCCGACATTCGAATGTTAAACACAGTTCAGCAGGCGTTAGTTAAGGGTTTCGATGTTCCGTGTTCGAACAGGTTGGTAATCAACGCTTCCATCCTAAGATCACTGCCTGTTAACCCTCACGCCTGGGACTCGGTTGAGCTAAGGTCGATGTTCCCGCCAACGGAAGAGAGACCTGTTAGCATAGCTTCGAACGAAACGCTGTTCGTGTTAGCTAAGGATTACTTCGATGATTGACGGCGATCGAGCCAAGTGCCAGGCAGACAGGTGTCCTATCAAGGACAAGTGCGAGAGGTACACGTGTCCCTCCGCAGATAGACAGTGCTATATTTTCGAGCCCTTCGACTTCACGGTCGGAGAGTGCGACTACTTTATAGGGGGGTTTAATGAAGAAGAAGATTCAAAGAAGAGATCTTAGATCGATAAACCTCAACCATGACAGGGATTCACAGGTCCGAACGGTCAAGAACCTCAAGGAAGTAATCGATTCAAAGTTTATCTTAATTGAACCCAAGCAAGCCCGCGCTCTGGTCAAGGGCGCCATGCTTCGTATTGAGGGCATGGACCTTGTCTTAGAAGTTGCGCCTGTAACAGGCAAGCTTGAAGGTGAGGAGCTTTTAAGCGCGGGTCAACAACGAGGCAACAACGTTAAGCGGATGAAAAACCGAAACAAGGAAGGATTTTACCGACAAGGCAAGGTTCGGCGATTTTAGAGAGAGTACCGTGCCTCTCCTTTTAGCCGTGCCTCTCCTTGGAAGGAGGCTAATATTGGACATAGATTCTGCTATAAGTAAAGTCGAGGATCTATTTGACAAAACAATCGAATGTCTGCAAGCGGTAAAGAAGCAGGTTGTTCAAGCCGCGAGGCAGATAGACGATCTCGAAGAAGAAAACCAAGAACTCAGAGAAGCGCTTGGTGATGTAGAGGTGACCCCACTTCAAGAGGTTCATCCCGATGATGTGGGTATGCCGAAGAAGGGGAGATGATGGCAAAGAAAAAAGCAAAGAAGTTACGCCGTGAATCTCCTCCTGGAGGGAACACATGGACATTCACACAATAGTGAGCAGGTTGAAGGTTGACATCGAGGCGCTCGTCGAGGAGGTTGACCGACTAAAAAACTCCACCATCAGCCTTCGACAAGAAAACCAAGAGCTGAGAGAGGAATTGGCAAGCATTCACCTCGAATATTCCAGCCACCCATGGAGGCGTATCTGAATGAAGGAAACAACAAAAACCCGCAGGCGCGAAAGCCCTGCGGGTCTATGACTACATTTCTACACCCTGTACGCGGACAACCCAAGACACTGGTACTTGAAGTACATTCTTGGTTTGGTTCCAAGGTTTACGAAGCCCGCTCTGATCTTCGGAGGTGCCATACACGAAGCCATGGCAGCGTTCTACCAGAACATAGAAGATCCAAAGGCGGACGAGGCGTTGTTCGACGCTTTTTGCAAGGAATTGAATGAACGTCGGGACGAATACGAGGACATCAACCAATACCACAACGACGAGCAAAGAGGATTGTCGATGCTTGGTTGCTGGTACCACGACATAGGACAATACGATAATGAAAACTACGAAGTATTGGAAGTTGAGAAGCAGTACGAAACCCCGCTCGGTCCTGACGGTTGCTTTGTATTTACCGCTCGACCAGACCGGGCGCTACGAAATCGCAAGGACGGTAAGGTATACGTGGACGATACCAAGACCACTGGCTGGTCTTTATCGAAAGCTATTGAGAGTAACAAGCGGGATTCGCAGATGACATCCTACATCTGGACCCTGAAGAAACACCACGAGGATTGGGATCTTCAAGGAGGTAGGTTCGATGCACTGTTCCAACGTGGACCCACGGGAAAACCTCAAGCACGGAGAAGCGAGGTGATCTATCGAACAGAACAAGAGCTTCGATTGTGGGAGATTCAGCTTGTCGGGTTGATTATCGAGGTATCGCAGAAGGTAAAGGCTTTGAAGGAAGGTATCCCTTGGCCTTTGCTGTTTCCTATCCATTACAGGATAGAGGCGCTCTTCGGCTGTGAGTACGAGGGCATCTGTGATAGGGAGGTTAAACCAGGGGTTGTACCTCCTGGGTACAAGTTAGATTCATGGTCGGAGGATATAAATGCCATACTCGAAAGGGTCGGGGAGTACTCGCTCGATGAGTGGAAACAAACCTAAAGCAGAAGTAGATCCGATCCTTGATTGGATGAAGGACGTGCAGTGGGTGAAGGAAACCAAAGGTTCCTACCGTAGGATTATGGTTTATGGTCCGGCAGGGGCAGGGAAAACAAGGTTCATCGGCACCTGTCCTAAACCCTTCATCTTGGATTCGGACAAAGGTTTGATGACCTTAAGGAACTTGAAGATTCCGTACCTTCCTTTGGTCAGAGGGCAGAAGGTCTATACACAGGTCATCGATGCGATTAAGGCCGCGCGGAAACGGCAATCGATGTTCAAAGACATCGAGACATTCGCTATCGATTCGTTAACCTCGTTAGCAGACATGCTTATGATCGAGGTCATGAAGTTTCCTGGAGAGGGCAGAACCCCCAAAGATCCCACGAAAAGCAAACCTGAATGGGATCACTATACAGCAGTAGCCGCAAGGTTGGCGGAGATCGTCAAAAGATGTGCCGACCTTGATATGAACGTCGTGTTCACATGTGGTGTTAAGCTTGAAAAAGATGACATCCTAGGTAAGTTCGAGGGGAAACCCAACGTCGTAGGAGGATACAGAGACAAGGTATCCCATGATTTCGATGAGGTTTACTACATGGACACAGAGGGAACAGGAAAGAATGCGAATTACATCCTGTTTACAGGCAAGTACCGCTACTTCGAAGCGAAGTCGCGTGAAGGATTGGAATACCAGTACAAGGATCCTTCTTACGAGAAGCTGTTCGGAGGTGCCAAGTGACCCTATCACAGCTAAGAGACTTAGCGTTTGACGACAATCCGTTGACCTACGCCATAACAATCCTCGATCTATCCGGTTCTCACATAGGTAGCTGGAAAGAGTACGAGGTTAGCAAGGCAGTCGTTGACGAAGAGAACAAACGCGTAACGCTATTAAGAGGAAACGTTGTTTCCTAACAACAACCTTCTATAGGAGGCATATACATGCCAAAGTTTACAGTACCCGAAGCCGAGAATTACGTCCCGCAGGGCGTACTGAATCCCGGCTGGTACAACGTTCAGTGTCTGAACGCCAAGATCGAGAACCGTGGTTCGGATGAAGATCCGAGGTACAAGCTTGAGATGGAGTTCATCGTCTTAGGTGGGACCGAGCAGAAAGATGGTTCCGCTCCGGAGGAGAGAAAGCTCTTCGCTTTCCTCGCGTTGGATCACTTCGAAACCCACAAGGATCAGGGGCAGTTTGCCATCGGGCAGCTCGTCGGAGCTTGTGAATCGATGAACGTGAAGATGAAAAACGGAGAGTTCGATCCCGATGACTTCATCGACAAAACCTGCGACGTGAAGGTCACCAACCGCGAATGGGAAGGCGAGGTTCAAGCGAACATTCAACGCTTCAAACCTTCGGCTGAATAAACAGATCTTAGACACGAGGATGCGAAATCCTCGTGTCTTCTTTCAAGGAGAACTAGAATGATCAATTCATTAACATGGGGTCCGATTCAGGGTGGGCTACTCGGTGGTAAGGTAGCTTATCATGTTTGGTGCCACCCCGAGGGCAATTACGAAGACTCGGAAATAGTCTTTAAGATATTCAATACAAAGCGCGGGGATTGCAAATCTGTTATCTTCATCGAACCCGATGACAGCATAGCATCGATGGCTAAAGCCTTAAGAGACGCAGGTTACGAGGTTGTTGTGCTTACGTCAACCCCGATATTCCGCTTGTGGTACGATCCGAGGATTGTAAACTATTTAATCCTCGACATCAGCATGAAACCCTGGACAGCGTTCCTTGCGAACGAGATCCGTTACCGCCCCGCTGAAGATGCAGAGATACTCGAACCCCCTCTTCCCCCGGAAGCCGAGAACGTACACCTGTACATCTATGAAAGCGCGCGGTATCCTGATGTGATGCAGTTCATCGCCAACTCGAAACACAAGTGGGGGGTTATACCAGATACAGTGTTAGCACGTCAGGATCTGCTCAAGGAGAGCAAGGAAACCAAGGAGAAAACATGACCGACAAGATTAAAAAGGCATATATTCGATTCATGAATGAAGTTATCAACGACCTTGGGTGGGAAGACATCGACATATTCGCCTTAGACTATGAACTCGATGACGAGGCAGTGACGGAGCTGTTAAACCTTCCCCTTAAGGTTGTAGAGGAGGAAGCATGAATGTTATTTATTTTTTGGCCGCTCTTGCTGCTGTTGGGTTGGCTGTGTTTTTCTTTGTTCGCTCCAAGCGAAAGCATCCGCTCTACGTGATGGACCCTAAGAAGTTCGCAAAGAAGGTACTTAAGTTCCGTGAGAAGATGAAGAAAATCCGCGAGGAAGCGAAGACCGCGCCTACCGGGGTCATCCAACACGAAGTGAACAAATCCATGAAGAACATAAAGAGGTTGATAGATGAAAAAACTGATAACAATTCTTAGCTTATTGATCCTGCTCGCGGGAGCGAGCGCGTTTACCAACGAAATCCTTGTCGTTGAAAACGTTGAAAACGTTGAAAGTTCAGAGATCCCCTCGATTCCCGAGGAGAAGCCAAAAGAAGAACCCTTTTGGCGGACTACAACATTAAACGGTCAACAAATCTGGTACACCAGCGATTTTAATTTCCGCAACTACGTGGTTCCGGTATTGAACACCTACATGTCATGGGTGACAGCCGCACAGGAGTGCGCCCAGGACTACGAGGTTGTAGGAAACCAGTTAAACGAAGCAAACAACACCATAGCAGGGTTGGAAACATGGCGCACTGTCTTAGGCGTTACGTCCATCTTCTTGATCCTTGGGAACATCGGGGGATTGCTGCTCTGGTGACCCATGGAGGTAGATATGAAATACAACCGAAAGAATAGTCAGTGTTCCTCCTGCCCGCTGCATTCCAACACTCGTGTTTGGGGTGTAGGACCTAAGAATGCCAAACTTGCCCTGTTTGGAGAGGCCCCTGGAAAGGACGAAGACCGCGAGGGTGAGCCGTTCGTCGGCGCAGCGGGGAATACCTTGAATTGGGGTTTAAGGGGTGCTCATGTTAGCAGGAAAGGTGTTTGGATCTCAAACGCTATCGCATGTCGCCCGCCAGCGAACAGATTCAATTCTCCTGCGGGGGAAAACGCACAGATCAAGTGTAGGAAAGGATTCGAAGATGAACTTCACTTTCTCGAAGAACGAGGCGTTCGCGCTGTTGTCGTCTTTGGGGGAAACGCTGCCTCGTATTTTGGACTCGAAGGGAAAATGGAAGATCTGCGAGGATCAGTATACCAGCATCGAGGTTTGTATCTAATCCCAACCTATCACCCTGCTTTTCTTAACTACATGGGCTACTACAAGCCTAACTCGCGCGTGGATGTCGCATCCGTGTGGATGGCTGACATACGGAAGGGCTCTACTATCGCATATAGCGGATGGGAACCTCCAAAGGAGAACTTCAACCTGTTCCCCAAGCTGATAGATGTTGAAAGGTTTGTCGAGCGGGCGATCAAAGAAAAGAAATTGGTCGCCTGTGACATAGAAACCACTTCCTTGCACCCGGATTGGGCTGAGCTTATATGCATAGGCGTGGGTACGGATGTTGAGAATATCCTTTGTATTCCGTATTTGAAGCAAGGAGGCTTTGATTACTGGAGTTCGCAGCAGAGAAGGAAGGTCACCGCGCTCTTGAACAAGTTGTTCAAGGCATGTCCTTTGTTGTTTCAAAACGCGTTATATGACGTAAAAATATTAAGGAGGTTGGGTTTTGAGATTACCTACAGAAGCGTTGCCCATGATGTCATGCTCCTCCACCATGCAATTCAACCAGAGTTGCCCCACAATCTTGGATTCATCGTATCGATGCACGGTTCAACTCCATACTGGAAAGGGGAAGTTCTTCGAGGCGACCGTAAAGGTCTCCAACTTGACGACCGAACCTATCGCACATATAACTGTCGAGACGTTTCGGTTCTTCATCAAGTGCTTCCGTCTCTGGTTGAGGATGCTATGGAGACAGAAACGTATAGGATCTATCAGCAAGAAGCCTTACCGCTTTTAGTTCCTGTAGGGAGGATGATTGAAAGAGGTGTTAAGTTTAGCAAAGCTGCTCTCGGGAGGTTTGAGCGCGAGGTTGAACAGCGAACACAGACGTTGGCAAAGGAATTGATTCTCAAGGGAGCTCTTCCACCAGCCTTTAACCTTCGGTCAAGCGATCATCTTAGGTGGTTTCTTCTTGGGGCGCGCCTTAAGAAGTTCGCGCGCCTTGACCGCACACTCGAAGACTTCGAGGTTAAAGAGCAGAAGAGGTACATATGTGAAAATGAAGAATGTAAGAAGAAAAGGTTCTGGTCTGCCGATGGTGAGCTGTGTCCCACATGTAAACTACGCGGAACAGCTACAGGGAAGGTTAGGTTTAAGGCCAAACGGCAGGTAGGAACCAAGGTTCATAAAGATCTGTTAGCCCTCCGCGAGTTAAGAGATGAAGTGCAGCCTATTTACATTCCGATGGGCTTCAAGGGGAGGAAAACGAAATCCGGAACCAAGACAACCTTGAACGAGATGGGCAGGATGTCCTTGCGGATCTCCGCTCAGAACAGGTTGTCGATTGTTGAGAAGTTAAGGAGACCAACCAAACAACATGAAGAAGAAAAGCAAAGGATCAAGAAGCTTCTTGATTGGCTTGCGATTTACGACGAATGGGCCGAAGCCAACAAGTTGCTTACGACGTATACCGAGTTTGTTCCCCATGCGGATGGACGGGTTCACACCAGCTTTCTTATTCACGGTACGAGAACCGGGCGCCTTGCCTCTAAGGAACCGAACCTACAAAACCTTCCTAAACAAGAGAAAGCCG